ACGACCAGGAAGCTCAAGCCCGGCGGTCGTTCCCCATGTATCAGGGAGCCCTCGCTTACTGTTGAAGAGATCAATCATTCTCAACCACGACGGACCGGTGAAAGTGGTGCCATCCGGGAGCTTCAACGTGATATTGCCTGAGTTGCTGAATACCTGCTGCCAGTTCTGTTTGTCATAATTCAGGCCCCGGAGTGCCTCAGCACTCTGAGCCACCAGTGCCGCAGTGACCATATTCAATGCCACGCGGGGAACGGCTGACCAGGCGGCGCCTGATTGTGTGGGTCCGGTATAATTACTGACGAGCGTCAACGCTGTACCACTTTCCACGGACTTAACCGGGAGCGTATAGGGAACGCCGCCGACAGTAACAACAATGAAATCTCCGGCCGCCAGCTCTGTGGTAAATGACGTTCCTGCCCCAGATACCAGAGCAGAGTTATTCGTCAGGGTTAAGGTTCCTGCTGACATAGTTTTTCCTCAGTACATGTTCGGAAGAATGAGAATCGGCATGGCGATATTCCTGTTACGGGTCATATCCCATGAGCCAGAGTTACGATCCGCAAATACTTTGTTGTAGGCTGACCTGACGCTACCGCCTGACATGACCACGCCTTTAGTTCTGATATTTCCCCATCCACCAATCATTCGTACCTGAACGCCGGTATAGACTATCTGGCAGAACCCGCCGCCAATATCCTGAAAGGCATCAGTGATCTGGATTTGTCGGTCATACACAAAGGGGCGTTTCACCGTGGAGAACGTGACCTGGCCTGCGGCGTTGGTCATCGTGATACCGTCGCCGCCGACAGGTGCGGTCTGATTGAATATCACCAGATCAATCGTCGCCGTTCCGGCCACATCGTCCCGCCCTGTGTAGGAAATATCGCGCACGATGATACTGGTTCCATCAAATCCCACCGACACATTCGGGTTATCCCATTTGCCGAAAGGAATACCGGTGACCGGAAGCGCAGCGCTACCGTTTACCGTAATGCGCCCGGAATAAGCGCAGGTCATCAGCGCGGCCTGGTTGGATATGGCGGTAAAGTCAGTCGAGTTTGAAACCAGTAATCCTTCGTTGTAAGTCGCCGCAGGCAGCAATTCCATAACGTAGCCTGACCAGTCAGGGACAATGCTTTTCCCCCCTATTGTCTCAGCCCCGATGATTACCCCGGAATCACCGTTTCGGGTGACACCCGTCATTATGGCCACGTCGAATTCAGCAAAGGAATAGATGTAGATGGGATTAGTTGGCACAACGATAGCCTGCGAACCGGGAACAAGCGGGGTATTGACCGGGTACTGCATGAACTGGGATGACCAGCCCGAGAACGATGTACAAAAACTGGGTGCTCGCAGCCCCGCAGTAATTGCCATCACCGGACGGCCATCGTTGTAATCAATCAGAATCCCTTCCGGCATTATGACCACCTCCCGACGACAACCCGTCCACCACCAGGAAGATTAACTGTCACTCCGTTACCGTTGATAACAACTGTGTTATTGGTACCGTTAAATGAAAACTGGCCGCTGTTCGCATAAAACTGTCCATGAAATTCACAGTTCCCGTTTTTGTCGATATTCCACCCAGCCCCAGAAGGACCAGGGATGAAAGAGGTGGACCGGATATAGTTGCCAATCTTGGCATTGGTGATACTGCCATCCTGAATTAGTGCATCGCGGATAAATACTTGCCCGTTATAGACAAAAAATGCAGCAGTGTAATTTCCCGGATCACTTCCGGAATAAATACCAAACTGATCAGCAGCAAAAACCACTGTGGATTTATAGCTGTTCCCCGATGGCTCAATCGACATACCGAACCCGGTGCTGTATTTCACTCCATTCCTGACAATGCCGAGATTAGTGACATAAGAAGCTTTTGCCGTTCCATCAATATTTACTTCGGCGGTCAGTTTCTGGTTAACCGCAGCAGTCAAAGTGCCTTCTGGTCCGATTGACGCCTGAACATAACTGGACAGATCAGCGAGCCCCTGTTCGGCGGTAGCCACCGTGGTTTTTACGACAAGAATATCAGCACGTACCTCACCATATTGTTGATACTGATGCTCAACGGTGCCATGGTTCGCCAGCGCATTTTCCATAATGCCTTCCAGGTTCGTATCAACACCCTCCTGAACATTTTTAAACGCATCTGACTCTCGTATTTGCCCATCAATAAGATCTATCATTCCTGGAATATCAGATGACGCCTGCCCGGATGCTTCAACAAATTCAGATACCCCGAAAGCATTCCTGGTGCGAACATAGACGTAATATGTTTTATCAGCCTGTAGACCATGAAGGGTCCACTGGTTAGAGCGCCCAAGGAACTGAGTCTGGTCTTCAATGTCTGCGGGATTTTCTATCTGATTCAGCCCGGAATACCAGAATTCAAACGAGGTGTCGGTCGTTGCCGTAATGCGCATAACAGGAACCAGGTCAGCAGAGAACAAGCCGGGCGTCCAGATAACACTGGATGGCGCAGGTGGTGCGCCGATAACCATGCTGATTTGTGTCTCTGCGCCTTTCATCCCGTTTTCATTACGACCACGAACACCCAGCGTGTAGCTACCGGCATTCAGACCAAAAAACTCATAGCGGAACTGGTCTGTTTCGTACTGAGCTACCACTTTCCCATCAGCCGAGTAGACATAGAGTTCGAAAACAAGCTTTTTGGTAGTTGTTGCCGTCTCCCATGTTGCAGTAACCTGTACAGTCTCAGAGTTGGTGTTGATGATGCGCAGGTTCTCCACGTTAGGTACGCGGTAACCGTTCAGCGTATCGCTTGGAACATCAAACACAGCACCTTCATCAACAATGGCCTGTTTGTTCGGATCATGTTGCGATGCAGTGATGCTGTAGACTGAATTGTTATCCGTCTCGGCAATGCTCAGGATGCGGAAGAGTCTGGTAGAAACGTTGCTGGTAGAAATGGCAAATACAGTACCGTCACGAACCCATGCTGGCGTTGTTTTCAACGTCACTATATTGTCGGCAATACTGCCAATATCATACTTAACGAACTTACCGTCACTGCCCATGATCGACATGGTGTCGCCTTCTGATATTAGAGACGCATCAACCGCATCAACAGTAATTTTGTTACCTGCATGCGACATAATGCGGCCACCAAGACGCGCACCAGCATAGTTGTTATCCATGATTTCAACGATGTCACCCGGCGTGAAGTGGATAGCATCACGCGCCATCTGGAATGACAGTCTGCTGCTCTCGCGCTTCGCTGTTTCCAGCAGCCATTTTCCTGCTCGCCATGCCTGGCCTCGGGACGTACACCCAAATGCCTCAATGGTCGTTTCGTTATAGTTTCCACGTGCGATCATCTCATCGTCGGAAACATACTCTTTCACCTGCTCCCAGCCGTTATCCGGGTCAGTCCATGACACAACAACGGCATTGTATTTCTCTGAACGCTTCACGGAGCTACGTTTGAACTCGCCATCAACTACGTTAGCATTTGTTATTGTCGCAATCGGGTCCTGTGGCGCATCAAGCATGACGGACAGGCGCATCCCGTCCCACAGCGCTATACCGCGAAACATGCTCGCTATCTTGTCAAGAATGTCACGCGCACTCGCCTGCTCGGTAATATAAGCATTCAGCGTCATTCTTGGTTCCTGACCGCCGTAGCCGTCATTAACAAGTTGATCGCAATACTGAGACAGAACATACAGCGCCCCGTCATCGACATCGATATACCCAGCTCGTTTCGCCAGCCCGAAACGGGTATTCTTCGCCAGTTCACGGAACAGCCACGCCGGGTTGTTAGTCCACGCTTTTTTGAATCCGCCAGTCCACAACCCCGAGTAAGTTCTGGCAATCGGATCGTAGTTGTCAGGAACATCCACAATCAGTCCGCGAAGATGGTATGTGCGACTAGGGGTGTCGGTGTACTGGTCTCGGTCAATAACCGCACCAGCGATAGCGGAGAACGGATAGTTCAGGTTATCGTCAGTGATCTCGCTGTAGCTGTTCCAGATAGTGCCGTTTGACAGCAAATCACTGGTGCTGTCCGGCGTAATTCGACGCACACGGATATCGAACGGTTTTGTGTCAGGGGCATCAATCAGGTGCGCCTCAAGATACTCGCCGGAAATTTTACCTGGGCCGATAGTAACGTTTTTTTCGATAACCCATCCGGTTGAACCAGTTCGGGACTCGATGACCATAGTTACTGAGGTGTTCTTTTGGTTACCTTTGGTGTCCTGCTCGACCAACCCGGTTGTCCCAATATTAAAACGCACCCGGGTTACATCCTGGTCTGTAATGGTGCGCACCAGCGGTGTATCGTAGGTAACTTCAGTATTGACGATGGTTGTCGCTTCGATTGCAGAGAAACCATTGATTGGTAATTGATTTTCAGAGCCCGGTCGCCATGCAACGCTGATACCGTTAACACTAACGTTTCCGTTGGCGTCAGTAACCGGCGTTTTATTCAGCCTGAATGAAGACAAATGTGACTGATCAATCGGGCCGTAGATTGGTCCTTCCGATATAAGGTCCAGCACCCGGTAAAATTGTTTTGATTTGAGGTTATCGTCAAGGAGAGTTGGGGTTGATGCTTTACCGCCACCTGAAGACATAGCGCCACCTTAGCTAATTGATTCTGTCCAGTTCTGGTTGTTGCTTGTGTCAATACCGAGAGAAATGACGTTCGAGCCGACTTCCATTTCCCCGAGAAGAATTGGAACCGGTCGCCCCTGACCTACCCTGTTTTCTGCACTGGTAAATGAATTGTTCGTTAATGTATTTGTTTCCGCCGCTTCTGCCGACGTTTTCGTTTTCATGTTACGGGCCATATAAATAGAGTACGCAACAGACGCAGCGGCGATGACCAGGGTGGCAACAAGGGCAAAAGTTCCCGAAATAGCCCCCTCAATTACCGGCACAAACAACACTGTGGAACCGTCTTTAAGGTTTCTGTCCATATGCCACTGGACGGAATCTCCTGTCACCTCATCACCAGCGACACGCATCCTGATACGGGAACTAAGAAATGCTTTTTTAAATTCGTGATTCTGGGAAAGGAGTAACCGTAATCCCTGCGCTGGCGTATCAACGTTCAGAGGGACCTGGCGGTAAAATCGGCGTAAATTGCCAGCAAATTTAAAGATGAGCACTGTTCGTGTCTCCATATGGAATGCATCTGCTTAACGTATGCCGGACGCATAGTCTCTCTCCGGCTCAGGTGTCCAGCGTGGTCGTGGTGAAGCACCATATTGTCTTCGAGGAGAATCATTGCGTGGCAAGGGTCAGCGCCGGGGAATGGTTGTCTGATGATGACGTCACCAGGCAGGGCTTCTCCCGGTGATACCTGGTGAAAGCCATTGAGCGGCATGTTTTTCAGGTAGAGGTTTTCACCACGTAACCACCAACCATTCGCACGTTCAAAGTTCGGCAGGCTAATACCACACAAATGATATGCGTCCCTGAACAATGTGTAGCAGTCCATAACACCATGCTCGAACCTGCGCCCCAGCAGGAATGGCACTGGCCTGTATTTGCGAATCCTACCACCGCACGCAAGCCACCACGGAAGCCCTGTAATCCCTTGCATCTGGCGATCAGCACCAGAAAGGAACGGTACGTTTTGTGGGTGCGAGTGGAACACCGCCACTACATCTCCCGCTTCCTCGGCTTTCAGCCAGTCATCATCGCTGATGCGGAAATGCTTGCCCGGTTCGGGATGCTCATTCCTGCAGCGGAACAACCGATCGCCATCAAGGATTAAGCCGCACACCTCATCCTGCGACGATGCCGCATATTCGAGTAACTCTTGCATCAGGAAACCTTCTGAGAGCCGGGGAAACTACTGATTGGCATTGGTTCCGGTCGCGGATAACGGAAGCGGCAGCCGCTACGGCGGTGAGAGCACTTGTCTTTCGCCGGGTCCGTGGTTGGATTGTCGCGCTCATCTGCAACAGGAGGCCCGTCATATCCACACCCGACGCCGCGATACTGCCACTGGCACACGTCTGCCAGAATAGTGCGAGCCGGGATAATGGCGTTATCGCAGTCAATCGGTGTCGCCAGCGTGTAGGTCACCTGTTCGAACGTCTCTTCCGTCATTTCTTCAACGACGTAGCGGGAAACTGCTTCCTGAGTTGGATCGGCATCAGGGTTACCGTTCGGGAAATTCACCGCATCCAGGTACTTAACCGGCACCTGACGCCTGGTGATAACCACGCCAAGCATGTCATCAAAGTCATGGTTGATACCCGTCAATAAGCCGGTAACGTTCGCCACCGCCATTGACGGGCGGGCATATGTTCCTTCGTTCTTTGACTCGAATCCTTCCACTGCTATCGGGTACGCCTGATACTGGTTACCTTTCCAGATAACGTTCCCGTAATAGCCATTTGTGCCAGAATGGAACCGGATAAGGTCACCACCAAAGGGTTGCAGGTCAGCTTCGAACAAATCGATGAATGCGCCAACTCCGGCGTCTACACTGTCGATAATTAAATTTGCAGGTATGTCGCGCACGGCAAACTCCCATTAAAAAAGCCACCCGGAGGTGGCTTATCGTGGCACTTGTTCAAACGTGGCCGTTAGTTCAAACAGCGGCCCGGTCTTTGTCATATTCCAGGAGCGGCAGACAAAAAGCTTCTGTACCCCCGTATCGGATGGCGTCCAGTAGAACGCCTCTACTGCCATTCGAGCCTTGAGAAATGTCTCAGCATCCTTCGCTGGATTGCTACGGCACGCCCCGCTGACGCCGCGAAAGGTGAGCGAGTATTTATCCATTAACGGGTTGATACCCTTCACCTGTCGCTGCTCGTAGCCGTCACCGAGCTTAACAACGGCTACGTTTGGGGTACGTTCAACCTGATAAGCTCGCTGCGGTGTCCATGTGAATGTTTCTGGCACGATTACCTCCGTAGTAACCCGTTCGGACGTTGCTGGTCGCGGATGGTGTTCAGGCTCACCTGCTTCATCATCTGCGTCATCTTAGCCATCGTTGCATCATCTATTCCGCCAGTGGTGTTGATTTCGAAGGTGATGTGCTGCACCACTCCACCGCCACCTCCAACCTTATCAGCAGGAATGATCTTTCCTGACTGGTTCGGGATGAATGCCTGCTGCCCACCTGCTGTCTGGAAGATTTCAGAGCGTCCATCCTCGTTGACACGATAGGCGTTACCAGCAGAAACCGTACCGCCGTAGCGACGACCGCCACTCATGGTGACACTTGCAATATTCGAAAGCAGGGAAGCACCGGCCGAGGCGATGGCTGCGTAGTTCGCCATTTTTTGTGCTGGCGTAAGAGCAGTCGGATCCGCCATGGCCTGCATAATCGCCGTGTTAAGGCTCAGGGTTGATTGCGCTATCGCGAATGCTTTTGCAGCAGCGAACATGGCAACATATGCACCACTGCTCTTTCCAGACGTGTTTTCGATAATTGACGCCAGGCTGTCAAAGCCCTGCGATGCCGAGCCGAGAATGGAACCTATCGCCTCAGTTTGTGCATTGGCCTCATCTACAGCAATTTTCCTCCTGGCGTTTGCTGCCTGCTCCTGAATGGCCGTCTTGGCATCTTCGTATTGCTGGACGCTCAAAACACCCATTTGCTGGTACTGTTGCAGTGCCGCCAGCTTCTGCTGCTCCTGGAGCGCTATTTGAGCCGTCGGGTCTTGCACAGCGCCGGTAACAGCGTCAGGGGTGGTTTTGTTGGCGGCAATCTCCTGATCGGTAAAGCGCTTAGCCTGCTCGGCCTGAGCGCGGTTCTTAATGGCCGTTGTCACTTCCCATATGGCTTTTGCCTGCTCTTTGGCCTGAGCTATCTGTTCATTGGTCGCCTTGCTGCCTAACGCCATTACAGCATCATACTGAGCCAGTTCCAGTGAACCATCGGCATACCCAGTGTTCAGGCGAGCCAGTGCATTGCTTTGTCTCTCTAGGGCTTGTTTAGCCGCATCAACAGATGATGAGTGTCTGGAGCTTGCTTTTGCTGCCTTATCTCGTTTTTCTTTTTCTTCTTCCAGCTGAGCATTTATTCTTGACGCCGCAATAAGTTGATCTTTTTGTTCGCGAGTCAGGTCTTGTTGCTCAATCCCGTATTCAATGGCCGCCTGCTTGCCTTTGGTTAGAGCTATTCTCTGCGCCTCAAGTTGCTTGCTAATTCCATCAAAATTAGCCTGTTGCGCCTCTGTTTTTAGCTCATTTAGCGTTCTCTTTAGTGCCTCGCCATTATCATGTGCCTGTTGCATTGCGGCAGCAGCATCGAGAATTCTTTTTTCAAGGTTTGATATGGCGTCTGCGCCATCCTGCGTCGATGGCTTAAGAGCCCTCATGTAATCAACAAGAGAACTTACCGCTTGTGGGGATGGATTTTTAGCAAGCTCAGTTAGCCTTTTACCCAAGCCAAAAGCTGCATCATCAGAAATATCAAACTGACTGGACAGCATAGCAACCGTGTTAACCAACGTCATGGTCGAGGAATTAAATGCTGGGCCTAGTGACGTTGCTTGCTTAATGGCGTCATTGAAATTACTGGCGCTAATCTCCATTAGATCCATGGCACCGCCAAATGCTTTAACATTCGCGACGCCGCCATTCAAACTTCTCCACCAAGATGATTGCTCATCAATTATATTTGTTATTGCCTTGCCAGCGTCCCTGACCGCTATTTCATACTGTTGAATTGCGTTATCTCTTAACTGAGAAGCAAGTGTGGCGTTAGTCGCTGCCAGTCTGGCATAGTCATTAGAAAGCGCAGCCACCCCTTGACTGTTAATAACGACTACTTTGTTGAGCGTCTCCGCTGCTGTCTTTAACTGCTCCATCTCATCTTTTGTTGATCCTAACGCAGCGGACAGAGAACCAATCAAAACAGACCCTAGCGCAATAACGGCACCAAAAACAGCACCTCCTGGGCCAAACGCCCCAGCAAGCTGAGATCCCTGCTGACTAAAGGCTACCAGCGCAGACTGTCCACCCTGCACCTGTACAATGAAGTCCTGAATCTGATAACCAGCCTGTTGCATACCAGATCTCAATCCACCAGATACCGCGCCAGCAGTTTTCGTTACTGTTGTGTTTAGCTTTTCGGCTGACCTATCTGCCTTTTTAAAGCTAGACTCCATGTTGTCGGTAATGCGATCGACTTGCTTATTTGCTTTCAACAGCTGGTCTGTTTCAGCTTTTATGATTATTTCAATTTCACCAACCGTTGTAGCCATAATATTTTCTCCAGACATAAAAAAACCGGCCAATGGCCGGTCATTTACAATGCATCTTTAATTACACCAAGACTCGTAAGAATCGTTAAACACGCCAACTAGTTGTTCGACAATTTTTCTTGAAGTTTCACTTCCAGACAATTGCACTGGGTACTTAGACATTTTAATAAAAGGTGATTCATTGCTATCGACATACACAAATTTCGCCCCTATCTTACTTATATCAGTTTTCCCAGAAACCATGCCACATACAGCGCTACCTCTTTTGTGTCGGTAAACCTTCATTTCTGAAAATGTAACTCCATTGTTTATGTTGAAGTTGGAATCACAGACAGCAATCATTCTTGCCTTAGGCGCTATTTTATTACTGCTCATACTCTGCCATCTTCGGCATTCACCTTGCTTATAATCTTTTGCAAGAGTTCTTTTTACCGATGATTTCGCCTCAGTTAATAACACATCATCACTTTTCTTATCGCATCCTGATAAAAAAACACAGGCAAGCAATATGATCAGTAACTTGTTCACATCGCAGCCCCGCGCTCTTTATGGATGGATATCTCGTTAAGATGCTCAACAACCCTAATACCAAAATCAGTAATCGTGTATGGCTTGGTGAATATATTTATCATCTCAGAAAGATGTTTATGTGGATCGCTTAAAATTGGGTGCTCTGGTGAGTTTTTAGCATTGTAGTGAGACACACCAACGAGAGCAAACACCAACTCTTCAAATACAACACGCTTCGTGACTCCATCATATGTAACTTTATCATCACCAGTTTTATGTTTAAGATAGCGTAAATAGGCAGCAGCAACTTCCTCTGCCAAGCGCTGCAATTGGTCTTGTTCCATGTAGCTTCTCCAGTTTTTTGGTATCAAATGAATCCTACCATCTGTTGACGACGAGGTCAGCAGGAACGACAAAACCCGCAGTTAAGCGGGTTTGTGGTAATCGTGATATCGGTTACAGGTTAATGCGATGACATGCCTTATCACGAACAGCGACGTATGAGGCCATTTCTTTCATCGCCCAGCTCTGCTCAGCCATGATGGTGCGCAGCGCCTTTAGCTCAGCGCTTACCGCACTAACGTCGTATCCGGCGGCTGTGAGTGCCGAAACCAATTTATAAGCCGGGCTGCAATCAACCAGTGCCGCGCGATCAAGGGTTATCGTATCACCACATTGTTGACGAATAACTGTATACGGCGCGTTTTCAACAAACCAAGAAATCGGGAAGTTGATATCCAGTTTCGGCGCGGGTAGTTCTTCCTGCTTGCCGATGAACTCCCCTTCCAACGGCACTCGAGCCGCAATAGAAAGCGCCTCAGTAAACTGGTCTTCGCTGATTTCCTTGTAGCTGCAACCAAAATGGGATTTAAGTGACGACCACATTGTGATCATCGCTTTGGCCTGGCATTCTTTCGGCAACGCTTTACCGCGAGTCATTACCAGTTGCTTAATGGCTTCCTGCTGCTCGGAGGTGATTTTTCCGGGTAGTGATTTTTTAGCCTTGCGCGGGTTCTTAACCTCGCCTTTCGTCCAGTACTCGTAAAGCACATCGTCGCACTCTTCCTGATAGCGAATGACGTTATCGCGGATTTCCGGGCGGACCTTGTTCGGACTAATACTGTTCAGCCAAGCAGCTAGCTTGCGTAACGCCAGGCAAATCATAGATTGCATCCCGCCAGCCGAAGGTATGGTGATTTCGACCATACCTTTTGCAAAGCGTTGAGAAATCTTCTTATGTTGCGATTTCCAGTCCAACCCCATACCCTCCACAATTGGCTTCATCGGGGTATAAGCCTCACCGTTGTGCTCAACAACGAAAAGAGAATTACCATAGAAAGGCACGTTGATTGTGCGATCTGCAATTGCTAAACTTGTCATGTCAATATTTCCCAATCAGATTTGTTGATATCGAAGCCTCAATGGTTGCAGCCATTGGGGCTTCGCTGTTTTTACAGCGCATGTTGCATTTTCTCTCTGTACTTTAGCCACCAAACCAATCCTTGGACCAAGACTGCATTTTCTGAAAGCCCCTCCTCATCGGCTATGCGTTTAAACTCCTCTTTCAACTTCTGCGGATAACGCAGGGTCGTCTTTACTTCACTCTTTTCCACTCTTATCTCCTTAGGGGCCATAATGCCACCACAAGGCCATAATGCCACCATTGAAATGATATGGCAATATGGCACCATTGTTTTTTTGAGGGATTTGCAATGGCCGAAAAACAAGTAAAAGATTACGACAAGTTCAACCTACGCTTCCCGGATGGGATGCGTGACGCTATAGCTGAGCGGGCCAAGCGCAATGGCAGGTCGATGAACTCTGAAATTGTGCAGATACTTCAAGAAACGCTGGATACCGATAAGGCTGTTTCTGAAAGCGACCTTGTTGATTTCGACTCAACTCAAGCCGCTTTTAATGCCGCATCGACAGTAGAAGAGAAAGAGCAGTTCCTAAGTAATCTTGCGAAAAAAGACCCGTTCACGGCAGACATACTTCGCGAGGGAGAAGAGCACGCCAGAAGACTTGCTGCGATACTTGGCCGCCGCATGGGGTATCTGGATGAAGAGTAGTAAAAATCCCAACTGACTGAGCCAGGACATCTGACCAAACTGTTAAAGAGCACCTACCCACGTGATTAAAACGCTGGCGGGTGCGTAAAGATAGGGAAGCAATGAAAATGTTACCCGTTGGGTAATAATATGTTGATAAATGGCACTTTTTGCAAAAACAGCCCACCTGAGTGGGCTTGAGTCTTTACTCCAGAAACCTGGTTCCTGTCACAAAATCATCGCTACCAACTCGGTGGCTGCCGTAAACGGCATCGTACCCAACACCAAGATCAGCAGCTTTCGTTTCGGCTACATCTTTTGTGGCGTATACACCGACAAGGTGCCAGGGAGAACCGCGCACAACTCCCCACCCCAAGACCCATCCTTTGTTATCCGGGTCCGCTTTTAGTCCATCTGCTACAAACATGCATATCTCCTTTGTTAACCAGATTGCATGTTATTTCGCCTGACGAAGGCAAGGCAAGGTGCAAAGACTCAGGATAAAGTGGCTTTCACGTTTAACCCGGTGATACCACCGGATGGAAACAGAACTGACAGGGGGCTATCATCAACACTTACATCATAGTGGCGGATGAACACATTCGAAATTTTACCTGACAGGGAATCCTCAACCAGTACGCTATCACCCTGCAATACCTGAAACTCAACATTATTGAGAACAATACCACTGGATGAGAATTCAATTTTAACTCGCTTCATAGTCTTTTCCTCACGTAAACAGTTAATGCGGTCCGTTCCGTTGCGCGTCGATCGCCAGCATCTGCTCTGCCCAGTTCATAACTTCGTCATATTTCTCCTGGGTTGGCACCTTGCCTTTATCCTTTTGCGGGAACTTGGCATTCATGGCAGCCCGGAAGCTGGTCATCGTCATGTTCCAGGCGTCCGCCTCGCTCATTCCGAGGTGGGCAACAGCGGTATAGACGAATGACCTGACATCGAATTTATCGCTGTACTCGCCCTTCTTGCTCTCGAACTCTCCCGGGGGCTGATCGCCCATTACGCCATGAAGCATCAGGTGGCGGGCGAGTTGAATAACATCTTCGATCGGAATGGCTCCCGGCTTGAACAGCAGCCGTCCTGCCGCATTCACTGAGTACGAACCAATCACCTCTGCAATGTTACCTTCTGAGCAATGCCGGACTACGCTGGCAGCCGACGCAGCCATTTCAGCAAAGCAACGAGCGTTAACAGCCTTCAGAGTCTGGATATCGGCGATATGGTGTTTCGGATAGTGCCCGGCATGAACCTTCACGAAAGCATCAACAATCTGTTCCGGTGAGCCGATTCGGGACATAGCCAGAAATGAAGGGTTGAGAAATATCTCTTTGCCAGCGGCGCGAATGACAGCCTGGCCGATATCGGTTATTGCTTTCATGAAACCTCTCAAAAAAAAGGGGCCGAAGCCCCTGATATCACGCTGCGTTGACAACAACCGTAGCAGACCCGGACATCACGCTGCCCGCTGTGGAGGAAGACACCTGACAACTGTATGATCCGGCATCACCCGCAGCCACGTTTGCTTTGGTGAATGTTGCTGATGTTGCGCCAGAGACGTCACTACCCCCCTTCTTCCACTGGTAAGTCAGTGCTGAATTGTCAGACACAGTCGCAGCCACCGACAGGTTCAGCGTATCGCCAACGGTCAGCGTGCGATTCTGTGGCTGGGTAGTGATGGTGATAGTTGCACCAACGTCGCGCACGTCAACCTGACCGGCACTGGACGCTTCGACAGACCAGGTGGCAACGTCGTCGTGCGGCGCCTCATCGCCCCATGATGTCACCATGAACGGCCCTTCGGTGATATCGTTCGGAGAGATGATCTTGAACCATACATACGGCTGGTTGCTGGTCTCTGCTGGCGGGTTGTAGACGTGACGCTTAAGCGCGTTCTGCGCATAAACATCCTCTTTGCGGGTCACACCGTCACCAGAGAACGAAATGTTCTTGTAAGTAACGAGGTTCTCTTGCGTAAATGCAGCGCTCATGTCGCCGGTCGCATCTGCGGTTTCCCACTCTGCATTTACTGTTTTGCCGCGCATCATGCCGAGTCGGCGGTAAGCGCTGGCGGTGGGTTGTACTTCAGGGCATCCAATCGCGTAATAAACGACGACGTCGCGCCCGGTAAAAGCGCCCGATTCACACGCCATAGTGATTTATCTCCGTGTTATCTGGAAATGATGGTTTGAAAGGAAATGTCGAAGAGGTAACGACCTTCTTCGGTCTGGATGGCGGTGATGCCGCCTATTGGCTGCATCGAAATGATGCATTCGCTTTTGTAGTCGTCGATCATCGCCTGGCGGATGGCGTCGGCGCGATCTTCAATCTCGTTAATGTTGCTGTCGTTCTGGCCTGACAGGAGGAGGATGCGGAAATAATCGCGGGTTATCGCTTCTTCTGGCTTTCCGCCACCGCTCTGCTGGATGACAAGGTATCTTTCCCCCTCGGTATTCTCCAATTCATTCCAGAATCGCTTCTGGACGCGATAACCAACATCAAAGCCATGCGACTGCAACCACGCTCTCAGCGCGTCATACACTTCGCTACGCGTCATACTTTGTACCCTTGCTTGATGATGGCCTTAATCTCGTTGAGGCCGTCGCGCTCAAAGCCTTTGCGGAGGAAGTCCGGTTCGCCATCTGGATCCCAGTAATTTCCGCTGCCGTCTGGCCTTGGCTTGCCTTTCAGCTTGCCCCTTGCGGCATTAACTGCGGCGGCATAGTTAGCCGCATACCCCACCCGCCCAATCATTCCTGATGGCATTGGTTCGAGTTTTTTGTATTGGCTGTTGATGAGAACTGATGTTTTCGCAACCGGAGTAATCAACGCCGCATGGTTGGCCCCGGCATTCATGACTTCATAGAGAACCTTCTCCGTTCGGATGCCAGCGATATCACTCAGCACCTTGCGGGTGTTCATCTGAACACGCTTGATACCTTTAACGGGCATGATCCCCTCACGTAAGAATTTTGTAGTCTGGTTCTTCTTCGAAGAATGACATATCCCATTCCGTCACCGCTTTGATGATGTTTGCACCAGCTTTCAGCGGATCGGCCTGTGCCGTTGTATCACCTCTGGCGATATACCAGTCACGCTTCGGCATGGTCGCATCGATGCCATTGCGCTTCAGCTCAGTGAAGAAAATCAGGTTCGTGGTGAACTCTTTCCCACTGGCATCTACCGCAACTTCATTGTTTGCCGTCCAGGTGCAGTCAATCAGGTAGGGGGTTCCGGTTGTCCAGGTGCTGTTCCAGTCGTCGTAGACGCGCGGGTAAACAGTGGCAACATTGGTATAGCTCCATGCGGCTGTTTCAGACACCGTTATCCTCCCACCGGATCACCTCCGGATTCTCCGCCGCAACCTTCCGGCACAGCAGATACCAGTCACCGTTGCTTTTGACGTATCCGGTAACGCGCTTACCACTGTCGGTCATCACCCAGACTTTGACAAAAGGCTCCGGCAGCCGCTTCTTAACCGATATCCAGGCCATTACTTACTCCCGCTGCACATGCAACCAGCTTTACCGATCCATATGCCAGCAAAAGCTGTATTGGTCGGGTCTGGAGGGATGAGGTCATTAGCGCAGCCGTGTTTATCGGTGACGCGCAACAGTGCCAGCGCCCCTCTCCATCGATCGGGAAACGACTGATACCGGAATGAGCGTGACGCACCATTAGGGCCAGTCTGCGAGCTGATATACTTGTCGCCTTGCGCCAGCCCCATAAGTGACAGCAGATAGAGTTGAATCAACAGCGAGGTCGATGCCGGATAATGCGCATCAAGACACTCCTGTATGCTGTTGGCCTGGTCGACGAGAGCCTGAAGAACAAAATCGGGAATGGAAACGCCCTGACTTTGCAAATACCCCTTCGCCTGTTCGAGAGTTACCATTGTCGACTCCGTGAAACACCCCGCCGGAGCGGGGCATAAAAAAACCGCCTTAGCGGCGGCTGTTATTCAGCAGGGAAAAGCTTTTCGAGTTCGCCATCCGGCAACAGCTCACTGAGCTTTTCAGCCCCGAGGTTGCCTTTAAACTCGATACCCAGCTCCGTCAGGCGCGCTGCGATAATCTCTTTTCGGGATTTCACATCCGTGCCAGCCTCTGGCGTCGCCGGTGTTAATGCCGCATCAGAGAGTTTCATAACATGAGGCTTTAGCGCAGGATGCAGTTTCTCAATTTCAACCACATCACCGACGTTCACTCCATGCCATGCTCTGGTTACCTGGTATTTAGCCATGCTGATCTCCTTATGCCAGATTGGCGGCGTAGACCACGCCGGACAGGCCTTCGCCGTCTTTCTTAATTTGCAGACCCTCAGCGCTCATAATCTGGAAATTATAATTCGACTGAGGCATTGGGCGCGGCAGAGGGACAACGCCGACAGCCATACCGACCAGCGGAGAAATCACGTCCTGACGACGCTCATAAGCGAGGAATTCATTACCGGAAAGCGCGTAGGTCATCTGGATAGACTTCGCAGGAATGAACTTGCTGATCGCATCCAAAACCGTGCCGCTCAGTAACGCATTGGTGCCGGTGTTAATGTCTACCAGGTATGGCTTCGCCATGTTGGCCCACACTTCCGGGCTAACCCACAGCTTGTCGTAAGCAGTTACTTTGTTGGTGCGAGCCGTCAGCCCAAACGGACCGGTCGGGCCGAAGAAGGCCAGCAACTGCGCCGGGGTTGCAGTGGTGAGGTCGATGTTGGCACCGCCAGCACCGCTACCAAGGTTGATTTTCTGAGTGTTGCGGTGGTTTTTCATGCCCTGAGCCGGCATGCCATCTACAACGATGCTGGCATCGCCATTCAGGTAGAAGTTGACGCGTTTTTTGTGGAATTTACGCATCTTGGCCGACTGCGATTCCAGAGCCAGATCGATACCGACGGTGCTGAGCCCTGCAGCATGACGCCAGTTAACGCCATAACCAGCAGTGAATACCGGAACAGGGTCGCCATCAGAGCCAAACTCGGTATGGTCGAAAGAGTAAGGCGCCTGACCGTCAATGCTGATAGAGACATCATCAGCGATATCGCCGGAGACGTTATACAGCTTTGCAGTTTTGCCGATTGGCAGAATGGTCTGCACACCCATCAGGTCATTGACGATTTCCATGCCAATTTCCTGATCGCGCATCTGGATAATCTGACGGTCAATTTCGGCCCAGAACTCGCGAGTAAAGCCACCGATAGCGTTCGCCGCCAACATCTCATGTGTCATGCGCGTGCGATACGCGTTGACCATCATGTCGTGCTGGGCGTTATAGATGTCACGGTTGGCCCAAAGCTCATTCCAGTGACCGCGCAGGCGGCCATTCGTAGCCAGTGTTTCAGCGGTAAAATACATTCTTATTCTCCTGATTAAGCGCCAGCATCTGCAGCGGCTACGGTACCGACGCGCATACGCACACGGATGAAATCGGTAGTGCTGGCTGCAATGGTCGCATCGTCTTGGCTATAGCCAATCACCGAATCGGTGTCTGCAGTAGCTTTGGTAAATTGCCCATTAGTACCCAACTTGATTGGATCGTCTTTGGCATAAGTTCCCTCCACGCACAGCAGCGCCAGCTCGCGGCCCTCTTCTACGTAGTTACCCACTGCGGAGTCGCTGGCTGGCACTGCTTCAGTGATTTTGAGACCCTGATGATAGGCAACATCGATGATGTAGATACGACCAGCCAGCGCAGTTGCCTGCGCAAACTCATTGTCGTCATTGATGACTGCAGCGGTACCGGGCAGCAAGGATGCGGCAGTAACGCGGGTTTCGGTCTTGTACAGAGACTGACCGTCGATATTAATGCGACGATAACGTGCCATTATTCTGGCTCCTTATTTGAAGTATTCGTCAGGGTTCGGCGCACCGGTTTCTTTCTGCTGCTGCGCATTGTTGGTGCCCAGCGGAGCAGCTTCGCCCAGTGACTTGAACATCGCGTCCAGCGCATCGCCAGAAAGCGCGTTGGCCACGATGTCGCCATGGACCTTAGCAACCGCATCACGCTTTGCCTTCTCTTCGGCGCGGGAGTTGGCGGTCAGGGTCTCAGCAAGCTGCTGATGATTAGCCTGTAGCGCATCAACCTTTTCCGCGAGAGGCTTGATAGCCGCTTCCGTGTTGGTCGCAACAGCCTGGCCGATCATGCTGCCGATTTGTTCCAGTTCTTCTTTGGTTAAAGGCATGTCGCCCTCCGTTTTGTGGTTTGGTGCAGGCTGTTCCTGCGGTGTGAAAAAAGATTTGAGTTTGTTGACGACAGCAACCCATGAACTCTGGCGCTGAACCTCTGTCCCGGTATCATCAAAGACAATCTTTCCGCCTTCAGACTTGTATCCGTAAACCTTCGGCTCGCCATTGTTGAGGATGATTACCGCTTGCGAGTCAGTGAAGTCAGCCACCCAGGCGTATTCTTTCTCGCCAGGAGCGAATTTATCTTTCGCTGCCTTCTCCAGCCTCCGCTCACGCTCGCGATAGGTTTCCCCCACCAGAGCGCCGGAATTAGCTTTCAGTGGAGTGGCAAGATCAGCATTTACCATCATCCCTACCCCCTGTTCTGGCGTAGCTGCGCCAACCTCATCCAGAAGGATGGCGTCATGGTCCATCGCGTTAATTTTCGCAACCCATGAAGCCCCCTGAGCTTTCTGCTCATCGTTCGCTTCAAGCTCCTCCAGGAATACGGCAACGCTGGTATGGATTGGCGGAACATCCTCGCCTTTCTCCAGCGCTTCAAGACGCTCAAGGAGGCGCTTTCCGTCATCCGTGCGCTTTGCCACTTCTGTATCGATCCACTTCTCGACGTAGACGCGGTTGCCGGACTTCTTGACGTTTTTGTTCCATGCCCCTACATAACCCACATTCAGCCCCTCAGGACTAAAAGCAGAAACAAACTGACCGTTGACCTGTGGATGTCCAAGCGGTGCCAGTGTCCCCTCCAGGCCACTGTAGTGCTGGTCAATCTCACTGGCCGGATACAGACCGCCGTTCATGACCACGTTCGCCGGAAGGGTGTAGGAAGGAACAACCCAGTGCTCGCGTCCGTTGTGCTGTTCGCGCCGGATGGACTTACTGTTCACCTTCGAGGTGACATTAACTTGCATTGGCATGAGTTAACCCTTAGCCCATTGGTAGCCACGGGCTTTCATTGTGTTAAATGTTTTCTGAGCCTTATCGACGATGGTGTCGCTTAACGGCTTGCCGTTTTCATCAACCAGTACCGCGATCGTGGAGCATTTGCAGTTCACGCCGTTTGCATCCTTAGCCCACCACTCCCGCTGCTCTTCTGCGGTATACAGATGGGCGTGACGCGCGGCATGGGTGCTTCGGGTCGTCGGGCTGAGCGCTGATATGTGCATCTGCTTTGTACGGATGCCATATCGTTCTCTGGCTTCGTCGTCTTCGTCCAGGCGCGCACGGCGCAGCGCGGTGGTAATCTCCGTCCTGGCAATACGATTAGCCCGGCGAGACTCAATACCCGTCTGCTCAGTAAGGCGCTTAGCTATCTCCAGTGGATTTTGTCCGCGCCCAAGTCCATCGGTCAGTATCCGCGCCATATCCGCTTTCACACTGGCGCTGAGGTTCTTCATTTCCTCGAAGGTACGAGCGCGAACAAGAATCAGCCTACGTCGGTACGGTTCGCTGAGAAGGATTGTCGATACGCTTTCCTGTCCGGCAGCGTACACGGCTGATTGCTGCGCCAGATTGGCGAACTCCTGCGCCGTGCCGCGCTGATAAGCCGGGTTAACGTATTCAGTCCAGAACCAGAACCCCGTCTCGTTATCAGCACCCAAAATCTCATCCACCAGCAATGAGGCATTGCTGAGAAGCATTGATAACTGAGTGGAGTCAAGGTCGAAGGTGTAACGCTGGTTTACTGATGGTGATGCAGGAATGCGGTCGAGAATGTACTTGTAGGCTTTGCTGATACGCTTCATTCGCCTGGCGAACTCGTTCATTGCTCCGCGCTCAAGGCGGTCAGCACCTGTCGGATCTTTAAGGTTTCCGGGTAGTATCGGTGACTTTGCCTTCGTCATCGTCATCATCTCCCTCGACAAGAGGTTTTGGTGAACCCTCATATCCGGCCGCCACACGAATCTCTTCACCAGTGAAAGGCTGCTCACCAGTTGCCAGGGACGCATTGTTTATCTGCGCCATCTTCTGAGCGGCATCCAGTTTTTCACTGTCGCTTTGCGCATTGAGGTCGTCCCAGATAACGGTCTTCTGACTGACCGGATCGAGGATGCTTAATTCGATCAGCTTGTCGCAGAAGTCCTCAATCTCGAATGACAGGTCGCCACGGCGAGACTGGCAGCGAGTATTGAAGTATTTCTGGTCTTCGGTGCTGCTGCGCTCGGCCTGCTGATTACCAACCAGAATGCGCGTCGGAATATCAACCCCTGCGGCGGCGGTCTGCAGGTTTACATCGTACGTTGGTGACGGGTCAGAAACCGGAGAAACCAAGGAGGTTACGCTGGCACCCTGGAGAGAAAGCAACACATCATTGCCGCGATTCATCTCGCGTGCAGCGTCGTTGAATCTGTCCTGCAACTCGTCAACACTGACGCTGTACATTGATGCCAGATTGGCAAAGTCGATTTCTTTATCGAAACTAAGTGCTAACTGTCGCGCTGCGTTCTTCAAGAATGACTCACCAGACCCGCCCTCTACCTTCTCCAGGCTCACAAAAGCGTTATAAGCTGGCTCAAGGAAGCCAATAGCATCATCTGAGTAATCGCCAAGGATGAAAACGCGATCAGGGTGGATATTGACGCGGCGGCTTGATCCATTCGGCAACCGCTCGGCGTACTGCCACATCTTAGGCTGTCCGTATGTCTGCGAGTTCAGGCCAGTATCCCACTCACCAACAGTGAGCGATCCGGCCCACGCCACCGATATTTTCTGAAGACCTCGCCCTTTGGTGACCGGAAGGCTCCAGTCTTTTTCGTCGCGGATGTGCAGAAGGATTCCTGCATAACGACCGACAAGGCGACGGCGATCCGCCTCGGCAAATGAGCGCCAGAACCGGTTGTTGAATACCTGCTTTGACTTGTTTTCCCAGGTGGTTTCGTTTTCGCTCTCGTCGGCATCATCACCCTCGATGATTTCCGGGTTCGTCTGCCAGCACTTGCCCACCAACTTCTCTACTGCGCCGTGGGCTATTCCACCGCGACGGTACAGAGCATAGAGGTTTTCGTAGGTTACCTGCTCAGGGAAGCCATACTCGCACCACGCGGAATGACGCTTATTGTCCAGCCCCATCGTCGGTGCCATCAGTCCCATACGGGCGCGCGCCATCCGCGCATCGTTAAGAGCGTGATTTACCGCAAGTGTTAATTTATCACTCATTCGTGCCTCGCAAATTCGCCATGAAGACTCTCCCTCATCTCAATTAGCCAGGCCTCAACTACGCCTCTAGATGTAGAGAACTTGCGGTGGATTTTTCCGTTATCCCAAATTCGCCCCTGCCACCCGCAGTTTTTTGAGTGCCACGAAAGCCCCTTAACGCCGGATGAGTTATCTTTCCGAAGTGGGGTATTCTTTAGGTTTTCTGCTCTCGTTGCTGGGCGAAGGTTTTCGAGTTTGTTATTGGTGGTATTGCCGTCTTTGTGGTCGACATCAACCGATGACCCAAGCGCGCCATGCATCAATACCCATACCACTCTATGGGCAAGATACTTTTTCTTATTGATGGTGACGTAGTAGTAACCACGCGCGCCGTTGTAGCTTCCAGCATGGTCTCCGGCTTTAACTCTCCCAGAGCTTTTTATCCACACCAGGCCAGTTGGACTTAAAGGGCTGTATGCAACACACTCCCGGATTTTATGTATGTCTAAGCCCCCGTTATCACCAACGGCGAGAGTTAATTGGTCAGTCATGGTTTATCCGTTGGTGGAGTTAAGGCATGAAAAAGGCCACCGAAGTGGCCTGAACTTATTGGTAGCTTTTCAGCTTTATCGTATCGCCCTTAAATTGCTTCTGAAGCGCCTCGAGCAGAGCTGATTCCGTCTTCCCATTAGCAAGAACATCGTTTAGCTTTACCTGATTGCCAACCGTTGAACCCTTCGCGATACGCTGGAAAATGACGTTTTTGAAATGATGCTGCATAACTATCTCCTTGTAAGTACATCATTAATAAATAACGTCAATTCTTGGTGAATCTTTAATTTTTAACGCAACCTTTTTGGGATCATCATCCCGGCCATCTGACCTTTGCGCTTAATGTGTCCGTCTAGGCTGTAGCGAATACCGTCCCAACAGTGTTCGAAACCGTCTGCCAGTTTAGGCAATACCTCGCCAGTGATGCGGTCTGTTTTGTACGACCACATACGGGCCTCACGCGCTACGTTCTTGCAGCGCGGATGGATTATGATTTCGTCGAATCCGCGAAGATGGGCGATCCCGTCCTCAACGCTTCCTTGCCATTTCTCAGCGGCTGATATGTTGAAGCCCTGCCGCTTGAGATAGCTGATAGTCTCGGGCCGAGCGGAATCGGCCTTGATGGGCCAGTCACGCGCACCTGGAATCGTATCGTACAGCTCTGGCATATGGTCGAGCTCTGTCTGCTGACCGTATGCCTCGTATTCGATGTACAGCCGGTTGTGCAGGATGAACGAGCGAGTCAGCGTGTTCGGGTCTTTGGCGAAACCGAAGTCGGCACCGAAGAACAGGCGCTCAGCTTCTTTCCAGAGGTTTTCCGAGAACTCAGCGATCCGGTATTTTCCGGCCAGCACCTGCTTATCAGAGTTTTCGAGATAAGCCCCTTCCCACACCCATGCGTAGGTTGCCGGGTCAAGACGGCGCTCATCGTTCAGCCGCTCACCTTCCAGCACGTCGGGGAACCACGGATTATCCGTGTAGTTCATCTCAACAGTGATGCAGTCGTCGCCGGCTTCTTTACGGAAACGCTTATCCGTGGCGCTACCGTCGCGCTCCGGGTTCCACGTCACCCAAATCTCCGAACCTTCCTCACGAACTGTCGGGCTCAGCTTCTGCCAGGCTATTTCGCTGACTGATTCAGCCTCGTCGACCCAGCACAGCAGGATGCGCGCTTTCGACTTGATGCTGTCGAGGTTATGCCGCAGACCGCAGAACACGTAGTTAACGCTCTTGTCGATGGTGCGGATGTACTTCTCGCCGATGTCAAAGTTGGAAGCCAGCCAGGGAACAGACAGGATCGCCTGTTTCACCTCCTGCATGCTCGACTCTTCCAGCGAGTTCATGAACTCACGCGCGCAGAGCACCACACCGCTTTCACCGTTCATCATCGACTGGTAAGCCTTTACCGCAGTCATCAGCGCGAATGTGCGCGTCTTGGCACTACCTCGACCACCATGTGAGCACCGGTAACGCTTATTGGTGGCTGTGAATAACGGGGCAAGCTTAGCGGGGATCGGCAGTTGGACGGCTTCACTCATGCTTTCGGCTCAACGGGTAGTAGCTGGATGATGGTTGGCTTCGGCGTCATTGTTCCATCCGGGCTGGTGTGCTCGACCTTCTGCTTGTTGCTGTACGCATCGCCAACCTCTTTGGCAGCCTGCTCCATAAGAGTGGCGGCCAATGCCATGTTTCTCATGCTCTCGGCTTTAGTCATCATCCGGTCAAGCGCGCGTAGACGATAGGCTTTGTTGGCGATCGGGATGTCGCTTAATTCGGTCTGGAAGCGCTTGCGGGTTTCATGGAATAGCTCAACCCATTTCTGCGCCAGCCCCCTGCCGTTTGCTTTCGTCGGGTCGTGTGATTCGACCTGCTGACGCGTGATGCTCAGGTCAAATTCTTTTTTGACCAACTCAACCACCTGGGATGGAGTATCGAAGCAGGCAAGGGACTGAACGATGAAGGCTTTGACCTCACCTTTCAGTGTCGCCATAGCTTACCTACCCGTCATATTCAGTCAAAAAATTAAGCCAGTTTCAGCATGCACGTCCCGCACGCTCTGGCGATGTTAAGTTTTGCCACCTCTGCAGGTTGATTGGCTACGTCCACTAGTTCTTGCACTTCAGTGCTCGCCCCGTATCTACGTACTACACCAACGAACTCTTCAACGTCGTGGCCGCGCAATGTGAGAACTGGCTGCCCGGTCTCTTTGTTGAACTTAGGTGCGCCGAAGTCATCAGTGGCCTGGGCAATGTGGTAAAGCTCATGCTCTACTAATGCGCAGAATTCGAGGTCACTGCATTGTGAGCAGTAATCTGCTGCCAGCGTGATGATGAACTTCGGGATGCGCCCGAACCATTCATACATCTGCTGTTCCATTCTTGCCTTCTGCCAGCCACCGGCACGGAGCATTACCTGCTCAGCCTGACCGAGAACGTAGCGCCCTTTCTTCGCGAATGAGTCAGAAGCCCACATAAAACACAAATCAGCTTCCATTAAATGGGCGTGGTCTGGGTTATGGATGCTTCCGCTATCGCTGAGGATTTGATGGCTTATCCAGTCATGCACTTCATTGGCGGGAATCAATCTGGTGTAGGGCTGCCAGTTATCAGGGCCAATGAAATTAACTGGTGGAAGTGGCCTGCGCTCGTCTTCGTTCACCATGAGTTAATCCTGTTTTATATACGGCAAAAATGCCGAAAACATTCTGTCGAGCAGATAGCAGTAGGTTTCGTTTGCCGTTCCAGTGTCGATTGTCACACCAACATCATTGCAGCAGTAAAACGTTGCATGAGCGCATTCGTGAACAAGGGTACTAACGCTGTTATCGAAAACACCAATCAGATAAACGTTTTCACCTGTTACATCATCGAAAAAATGGCGGCACGCGCCGTTGAACATGCTTATGTCAGCCAGGGAGACACCAAGCGCTTTTTCTGCCTGCTGCCATTCCTCTTTTGACCGACACAGATACACATTCGCACAGTGAAACAACGGAACGAAAAAGCGCGGTAACTTAGGCCATTTTGTTTTTGCCATTTTTATTACCTCAGGATTTCATTATCGAAGCCCCTCAGTGAAGAGCTTCTGTAATGAATCAGGCGGTAGCTTTTAGCTCACTGGACTTGTCCCGTGCCATCGAGAGGCACAGTCTCACCATAATAGCGACAATTGCGTAGCAGACGGCGGTAAACACCCACCCACCATATGCCAGACCGCCCACAATCAGTACAAGGCAGATCCAGTTATAAAGCCTCTTTATGAATCCCGGCTTCCCTGATGCCCCTTCGAGATACTTAGTCAGCTTTGATTTCTTCACAGGATCGGTTTCTACCGATATAAGACCAATAGTCGCCATCGTGATAGCGCAAACGAAGACGGCGAGAAGCATAACCACCCAGTAAGCGCTGACCACAATTGCAGTAATACTTTCCTGCCCTACGACTACTGAATACAAAAGAACAACCATCAGCGCCAGGGTGACGATGTTAGTGATGAATGATTTCATTTTTATTCCAATGAGGAGGTGAGTGTTGTTCGCCGCATTGCCACGCTTCACAGAGTTGCGCCGCCACTTCTCGTCTGTTCCGAGCCGCCAAGATAGTGATCACCTCCTACGGGGTTACACAATCTGATCCTTGTCGGGAGGAAGTCATTATCAAGCCCACCCGTAGATGAGCTTTGTAATGAAGAACCGTTGTGAAAGTGGCTCTCGATTTATGGCTAGTTCTTGCCCATTAACTGCGCTGCATATTCAATGAGCCATACCTTGGGCGCCAGCCACAGCTGCATTAAGTTTCCAACGTTGGCTAATAGCACCAATCCGCACGCAATGAAGATTGCAAATGAGAACATCATCCCGAAAAAACCGGTCGATTCCTTCTCGACGCCTTCATGCCACTGATAGGATTTTCTGAAAGCAAAGCACATCGCAATCATGAGTATGGTGCAGGTAAAAATGCGGAAGCTATACGACGCCAATTTCCAATGCATAAGCTGTTCTATCACGTCGGGTAATTGAGCCTTGCTAAAATCTACCGCCTGATCAACTCCATTCATCGCCTTCCGAATCAAACTGGCGACAATTTTATCTGTCTGCTCGTTCATTTCGCCGCTCCCTGCATGATTGCAACCATATCCGGATCCATCTGGTTGATGATTCTTTCCCGGGCACCATTCAGGATTTTCTTTCGACCACCAATTCCCCACTTGTTCATGGTTTTGGCGCAGTTGCTCACTTCTTTCGTTTCGTTAGCGATCAGCAAGTCGAGTCTGTTTAGGCGGGTCATATTGCTAACGCCGTTAAGTACTGCTTCGCGGAAAGTGTTGTATACACGGATTTCAAACTCTGGCTTCAGCCAGGCTGCATAGCGAATCACGACCAATTCAAGCGCCCAGGTGCCTTGCTGTAGACCGCCCTTGATGATATTGACCGATGCACTTTTTGTTGCATCGCTTAAAGCCTGAACAAATCGCTTCACTTGCTTGCTCTTCAAAAACACACCTGGTCGTTGTGACTCGGTTGCTTCTCCATTTGCTACTGCTGCCGCGTGAAGATCGTTGAGGTTGTATCGACCCTCGTTATCGACGCGAACTGGCACGCCATTTACTACTACCGTTGGATATTGCATCGTATTTACCTTTTTGGTGATATGAGCCAGTTCTCGCAGACATGGACAGCCCAAGAGCGGCACGATGTAAGCCACCGTCCTGTCTCTGCCTCATATCCCGAAAAGCTCTTGGTTTTTGTGCGCGGAGAATGCGCAGTGGTTTTGCTTCGTGCATAAAAAAGCCCGACCGAAGTCAGGCTGTGTTTGTCTTTAATGGGTGACGAATCAATCAGACGATCGTGATTCTTCAATTTTCCTGATGCTGGCCTTATCGATGTTGCACTGGCTCAGTGCTGATAACAGGCTGACATTCAGATCCAAACTGGCCCCGTAAGTCAGCGGATCGGGTATAGCTGGCTGGGCAGTCTCAGATGTCAGGTTTGCTGGTATCGGAACCGCTGGAACCTTCACGTAAACTGTCCGCGTATTTCCGCAGCCGGTCAGAAGCTGAAGCAGGCACAGTCCGACGAGCACAGTCATCATTCGTAACAGCCACTTTGATATCTGCCTGGGCTCTCTGTGACTCCAGTGCGATCTGCTGTTTTGCATACTGGTTAGTCTCCAGAACGATGTTGGTGATTTTGATGGTGCGCAGGACGTTGTCGGTGATGGTGACCGCGCTGGTTGCTGACAGCTCAGCATCATCAGCCCGTTTCTTCTCACTCTGGTAGCTGCCGTAAGAAAACCACGACACCAACGCCAGCAGGAGAATCACGCTAGGCACAATCAGCGACTTCAGGCTGATGTTCATGCAGGGATCTCAACGTGAGGCGCGTCGATGAATTTGGTTTCAATGGGCAGTGACGGGTCATTTTTCCAGTTGATGCCGAATCGGAGTTTCAGACCCTGTTCATCAGCAGCCTGTTTAACCGCCTTGAGCAACGGCTTGAACTCTTCAATCTTCCAAGTAGTGTTAACTGGGATGATATCGACAGCGTGACCGGTCAGATGGCGGCTATTCATTGTCTGCGACTTGCCAGTAGCAACCATTTCTTTCTGTCTGGCTTGCGTTCTCAGACCTTCGATAACGATGAAGTCGACCGGAGTTAATTCCAGCGCGCGGCGGATCACTTTTATCAGGTCAGGATTAACACCTTTCAGGTTCGTCTCGCTACGCTGGGAAAACTTAAAGTTATTGGTTTGCATTCTTCATCCCCGTCAGGCGTTCCCAGAAGTACGTCAGTGCCACGGAACCCATCGCCCCGCTAATGCCTGAAGTAACCAGAATCATGTAAAGGCTAAGCCCGCTTTCAACGCTGATCAGGCCACCAATGAGACCGGTAAAGCCGGACACTGCAATTTGCGCCAGCGCGTTGATCCAGCTCCAGGTGGCTTTGTTCTGCTTAACGTCAATAAGGTATCGGACCAGGCCGCCCCAGCATGACAGAGCAAGGACAATCAGCCATGACACTCCGGCAATGCTTTCTTTATCTTGCATACGTTTAGCCATATCACCTCCGAAGAAACGGGGTGCTGTGTTTGTAGTGTGGGAGGCCGTCAGACACTGATAGCTACGTGGCATCTTTGATTGATTGTCTGCGGCCTGAATAAAAAATCCCACGGCGTGTGGGCAATATGAGGGTCTAGCAATGTCAGCTCTTTGGCTGGATACCCTGGCTGGGATTTGGCAATAAAAAAGCCCGAGGCGTTAACCTCAGGCTTGAATTCTTTACCGTAACAATTCACGGATTTTTAGTGTTAGGGCGATGATATTCTAACTTTCGTCATTATGCAAGCTGCAATCGTTATCGGAATCAAACTTTGCTAGTAACTTTCGATAAAATCGCATTTGCCGCTGATTCCGCCTTTTCAATCTCTGCAATTAAAGTCTCATAGAATGGCTTAACGGCCTTGTCCCATACACCTGGTGAAATAGCGTCAGTAAACTGGCGGATGGATCGATAGCAGGACGCTGCCGGAAGGCGCTCATATCCCCTGCCTGAGCATTGACGGCAAGCGCTCATAACTGGAACACCCTGCTCCTCTGACTTCTTGCGATCCAATGCCATACCTCTTCCTCTGCACTTCACGCAGGATGTTGAAATGACGCCTCGGCCACTACATTTCTTGCACGTCTCTTCTACCTGTTCATTCGCTGTTTTTGCAGGCGTTTTTTCTCCACATCCGGGATGCTTAACTACCAGTGTTTCCTTCCTGATTACGCCGCGACCTTTACAGCATGAGCAGGTAACCTGGCTGGCTGCTGACCGGCAATAATCCTGATATGCAAAAGTTGCGAGAGTTTGCAGAACCTTGCCCTTAACATTAGTCTCAAGCTTGCGAATGGCTGCCACCTTATCGCAGTGCTTTATCCCGTATTGCATTAGCAACTGAACGGATTTCTTTTTATCAGCATCACTCAGATTCATCTTTCCGCTAAAAGCACTGAATCCAAGCGGGGCGCGACTTTGCACCATGCCGAATGCCGCCATAACATCAGTACCAGTTAAAGAATCTGATGCGGTCGCCCTTGGTGAATCTGATAGTTGCGGTGATTTAGGAGAGTGAAATTTAACTGTGCTTTCAAGATTCATGCTGCTTCTCCTAATGGCTGTTTGGTTTTGGTCTGGTTCTGGCTGTGCTTTGCTACTGGCGGCATCTTGGCGCGCATGACGCTTTCGGCCTGGTATCGGGCTATCTGCTCGCGGGTCATGCTGCCTCCTGCTGTTTCAGTTCTTTGAGCTTTGCGCGGTAATGCGCAGCCAGTGCGTCGAGTTCTTCACGGGTCCATTTCTTGGTTTCATGCGGCCCCATCAGGCGGTCATAGGCCGCTTGCCCAATCTTGGCGATCAGTCGTGGGCGGTATTCACCGATATTCCCTGACAGGTAGGAGTTACAGGCCTCACACTGGATATGGCAGTTGGTTTCGTCGTAGCGGGTTTCTGGCGATGCGCCGACGGTACGGAAGTGACCAGCGTTCATCTTCGCGCCGGAGTTACGACCACAGCTGATGCACGGTTGCCCTGCATCACGCTGGCGAATGAACGCGTTAAACGCTGTCTGAGCGCGTTTGTGATATTGGCTGAGTGGTTGCAATGCTTTCTTGCGAATCTTCAGCTCACGGCGCTCCTGTTGCGCTTCCTGCTTGCGTTTGCGCTCGGCATCCAGTTTCTTCTTCGCTAACAGCAACTGGCTGTACTCGAAGCCATGCTCAGGACAGCACCACCATACGTTGTCGTAGGTAGCAGTGAATTTGGTCTTGCAGATTTTGCAGCTGCGGCGGGTTGGTTTACGCATTGCGATCACCCCACTGCTTAGCCCATTCAATTTCAATGCGGGACTTGTCGCTGAATTTGACGTTCTGCTGCGTGCCGAACCAGTAAATGGCCTCGATGACTTCTACCATCTGACGGACGGTCATCTTGCTGGTACGTTGACCGAACATCACAATGCCGCCATCCAGACCAGGAGCCATGCGTTGCTCCTGCTTCTTGGACTTGGCGACCATTGCGGTTATCAAATCTTTCCAGTCGTCTGAGTCGTATTTGTTGCCGAACCAGAGAACCTGATCGGATAGGTCTTTCAACAGCGGCCATAATTTACGGTTTTGCTGAGCGGTGCGGGTCATCTCTTTTATGTCGAGAATCAGCGGACGCTTAGCGTCGACCGGCAACTCACGGATGTAGTTGATGGCGTTCTGCTTAACAGATTCATTTACGAGGTGGAATTGTTGCTTCATACGCCACCTCCGAGAGATAACGCAGAATGCAGAAAATCGCAGGTGCATTTCTGCATCTGTGACAGGTGGTTTGAAGTACTCTTTGTGTTTCGCATCTAATTTCCCAATCAGATGCAGAGGTCACAACCAGTTGCTCAGACTGGCTGCGACATAATTATAACACTAATTTTGAGAGTGGGTAATGTTGCTTGACGTTGCGTTAGTCATCACCTTCCCGCAGCGCTTGCAGTAGATACCATGAAACGTCTCTGGCCTTGTTTTATCAATCATCTCGCATATGTTACTGCTGCTATATCCAGCCCCTTTTATGTTTAGATTCGGCGCGCCTTTGGTAATTGTCGGACGATATGAATGACCGAACAGAAAGCCTAAAACACCGCGACATTTATCCATCACTTATCCCCTTCTGACAGTTTTTGCATAGCTCCGGCGTAACGCTGCATTCCATGTTCAAGCGCTGACTTCACCTCCTGTTGAGGTGCTGCTGGATATGCGCTACCAACCTGCCCTGGCTCGTTACTGCCGGTGCAAGCGTTGTTATGGTCATTTGCATGAGGGCAGCGCTTGTTGCCGCATTCTGGGCAGACGACAAAACGCATGTCACTCATCGTCACCGGTCGGCAAATTCGACACCAACAATCCGGAGTTACCGGAGAGTTGCCAGACTGGAGAATAGATTTCAGCGCTGCCCTTGGCATTGCCGACCAGGCAAGAAATACGTCTGGCCTGTCGACATCTTCTGTCGGGAGAGTGTTTTCGATTTCGTCCAGCGCATCACTTAGCTTCTGAAATGCGTCGTCTGGAACAACGTGGCACTCTTCGCCATCAACCTCTTGCTGACAGCTATCATCTGCGAGTTCGAATGCGGCCCCGCAAACATTGAGCAGCATTTCAATAACGCGACGGTGTTCTGCTGTTACGTAATTCTCCGGCACTACCTGCGCTGGCGGGGCAGTGTAGAGTGGTATCACTTTGACGCCATCCCAAGCCAAATCCCTTGCTCGCTCCTCATCATTGGTAACATGCCATTGATTTAGGTGGAACCATCGCCACGCCATAGGCTCAGCATCAAACGCCGCAATAGCCACATCAATCACCTTCACTGCATCAGCCATTGCGTAGCCGAGATTACCGCCGTCGCTTTGAGCTGATGCTTTGCTGAGAATTCCGTGTATCTGGTGCAGGCGCTCGAGTGATACAGGACCGTGCGCCGGGTGGTTGTTAGTTGTCATGGGTTAGTCCTCCCTGTACGGATTTAATTTGTTGTGCAGTTTGTTAAATGGCCTCCATACGATGGAGCTATACCACTCAGCTATTTTTTCTGCCTGTTCTCCTGCTAACCAGATGAGGACTATCGGTGATATTGGAATCATTAAAATAAGAAAGAGAAAGAAAAATAGCCCCTCTTTAACACGGCTTTGGCGCGGATAATTCTTCCTGAATATTTTTGTCATCTCACTCCACCTTCACGCCAATGCCAGCGGCAGGATTATCTAATCCAGTACCCATGCAGTGCTCACAAGCGCCACCAGGCAAACCAGAGTAAGAGCCGTCTGAGCAGTAACGGCATGGCTCGCCTTCGTTTTTAGTGCTCACTTTTGGCATGAGGCTGGATGTTGACGCGTCGATATAGGAATCAGATATGTCGGCATCGCGTCCATCGAATACATAGCAACTCTGCGAAATGAATACCTCCAGCTCTGCTATGCGCTCTTCATAGCGAGCACCAACCGATACGGCTTTATGGAAGGCTTCGCACCACTTTGACGATTGCGCCTGCGTCTTCTCCAGCTCATCCAGCAGCGCCAGCACAGCTTCCGGGCTTGCTTCATCCTGCCAGGCGTCAGAGGTATCACTGACAGAGCGGAGCATGATTTCTTCCTGCGCCGCTTCACGCAGAGCCTGTTTGTTGATTGTCATTGGGCTGTCTCCCAGCAGATTTGAACCGCATAACTGCTTTTAACTCGCTTCACTGCACCGAGAGCCTCAAGCTTTTTCAGGCGGCGCAGTACATACGCTGTCTTGATGCCCTTGTATTTATCGCGTAACCAGTGAGTGACCACATAGGTCATGCAATTGCCATGGTCACGAAGCACCTGGATGATTTCTTCATCGGTTGGCTTGCTCATAGCGCGGCTCCTTCAGTCTTCATGGGTATGAAACGTGATGGCGACCAGTCGCAATATGTATCCGTTTCTGTGTGTCCGAACATGGCTTTACAGCGCCGGATGTGATGGCAGTTACCGCACATAGCGCCAGCAGGTAAACGCATCTTGTCAGGGTCAGCGGGGTCATAGTTCAGCGCCTGTTTGTTGAGTCCTGTCATTGCTCTTTTTCTCCCGACATAATGGTGAAAGCAGAAAAAAGAGGATTACCGCGAATTACCGATGTGGCCTCTGCGAACTCTCTGATGTGCCGCCCTTCAAATGTCAGCATTGTAGTGCAGCAGCCGCGCCCCTTTTCCTCGCAATTCTCATAAGCGAATGACGCCACCATCAGCATGTTGTGCTCATTGCAGATAGCGATTATTTGTGTCATTGACGGGCTAATTTTCTCGTCGTAGACGCTTTCAAGGTTGTAGTAAACCGGAACTGTGTTGAGTGCTGTCATTGGGCTGCCTCCAGTTTCGATTTTCGCAGCGCTTCTTTGTAGCTGGCCTTCGCTGCTTTTTTGGTGTCGCACCACTCACCTTCAACATCACGTCGTGGATAGCCATAAGCCGCGTCGTATGAGCAGCGAAACATTCGGCATTTTCCATCACGGCTGTATTCGACTTCAGGCAGTCGATATCCCAACAACCATTCACTGAAGGGCTGGCAGCTATCAGCATCAAGATATTCTTCGTATCGAGTGCGTTTCTTTGGCTCTGGCAGTGCAGAAATTGCCGTTGCTTCACCTTTTTCTGTGACGTGATAAAGCATTCCGCCGCCTACGAAATCAGGCGCAGGACGGGAGGTGGCTAAACCATCAGATACCAGTTCTTCCCACTTCTCGTTATCCGTATGCCCTTCGCCTGCGAGGAAATAATTACGGTATGGCGTGCGGTTCCGCTCATTGATGCCCAGCGCATGCTGCATGAGTTCAATTCCAGTGCTCATTTGGCCTCCTGGCGAATCTCATCAGCAAACATCTGAGCGCGGTAGGCTTCACCCTCGAGAGCATCAGCAGCACGTAAATCATCACGTTCTCTAGCAATTCTTGCAGCAGTTTTGCGGCGCAATACCAAAGCTTCCACACCCTGCGCCCGCACTTCAGCCAGGAAAGCGTCGGTGGATGTGGTTTTGATTCGATTAATAATTGCGACCATCCCGGCCCTCAGTGATTCATCTTCAGTTGCGCCATTTTGTGTGGCAACCTCAGATGCCTCGTAACCGTAATCACTCTGTAACAGCCAGTTTTCTGGATTTTTAAGCGATGCATTATCCACCGCCAGCGCCCTGCACTTGCTCTCGGCGTTAGCGAGCTGTACTGCCATGTCTGTGAGTTTTTGCTCTGCTGCACCTTCTGCTGCCAGAAATGCTTTGTATGCCAAGTGAATACCAAATTGTGCATAGCAATTACGCCGCTCATCCCATTCGAAATCACTTCCGTGAAACCACTGTTCAGCAGTCATCCAAGCTTCAAATTTTTCTCTGCTAGTCATAATCCTACCCTCATAAAAAAGGCCCGCGATGCGAGCCTGTTAATCTGCTTTCAGTTCCGAGATGGAAAATTTCATCTCTTCCAGTTTCTTTCTCTGCTTCTCAATGGATTTAATTTTTGCTAGTCGTCGACGTTCACAATCTGCAATCGCCTCTCCCTCGCTCAGCCAGAAATCTTTACCGTGTGCGTTGGCCAGGTATCCATTTACCTTGTACGATGCCATTGATCCGTTATAGAGAATCTCCGCTTCAACGGAGAAAGGACCATCCGTTAGCGCATATTTCGTTACGAATACCTTTGTCACCATTTCCTCCGGGCATAAAAAAGGCCGACTATCACGGCCACGCTTGCTGATAACTCTGCTATGTAGGCTTCAGTCATGTCAGATTTACCTGATGTAATTCCATCCGAATTTGATGATTGCTATCGGTGCGACGGCAACCAGAAACCACATGAATACGCTTGCTAAGAAGTAGCCAAAAGCATCTTTCCCTTCGGTTACTCCGCGCATGAAAGCCTGTAGAACAATAACGAACCACAGCAGCATCCAGAGAACGCCAATAATTTTTGCGATTATCAACATGACGCCATGACCTCTCTCAGTGCATTGTTGATGAATGCAGTCAGATGATTAGCGCAGCCAAATACAAACGGTGCTGATTTGCTGTATACCCACAACTTGCGCTGACCATGCCATTCCCTGTGCAATTCGCCCTGCTTATTCAGCGAAATCAGAATCTGCGTTACAGTTGTTTTGTCCAGGCCAGTAATGTCAGAAACCTCGCCAGACGTTGCGCTACTGCCATCTTCGAAATAATCCAGAACTGCTTTCACTCGCTGGTTATGTAAATCGGTAAGCCGGTAATGATTAACCTTGTTGGTGACGCTGTGGATTTCTAACTGGCCTGATTCGAGAAGGTCGCGTACAACCTGATTGATACGGTTAACTGGTAATTTGGTTACTGCGATGAGTTCTTTCTTTGATGCCGGCTTGTGTGTTTCAAGGTAAGTGATGATTTTGTCTTTAGCGTTCATCAGAAGCCACCTTTCTGTTTCGGTTTGGTTTCTCGTCCGCGCCTTGTTGCAACTGCGGATTGCTGGTCTGTGTCGTAGATAGCGCCGTTGTATTGGTTGCAGTAGACGGTGCCGGTATTTCCATGACGGTTTAGCCTCAGGATTAACTCGGTTTCACCTGCCGGAACGCTGTCATCAAATGCGCCTTCTCGGTGAATACCTACCCAGTAATCACAATCCTGCTCAATCTGGCCGGTGTCGCGGGAATCGCTTGGTAAAGGGCGCTTGTTGACGCGCTTCTCAAGTTCACGGTTTAGCTGAGTCAGCAGCACAACGACGCAACCAAGCTCTTTGGCGAGGTTCTTGAGGCCTTTGGTGATCATCCCGTATGCAAGGTCGTTACGATCGGCTTTCTCGGCGGTCATGAGCGTCAGGTAATCCACAAGAATCATCCCGACAACGCCTTTCTCTCGCTTGATTCGGCGGCTTTCGCTAACGATGTGCGCCAGTGATAACCCGGGCGTGTCGTCGATGTAGAGCATGTCTATTTCACTGAGCCTCCCGGCGGTAGCCATGGCTTTCTTGAAATCACCGTCATAATCGCCCTGGTATTGATCGTCAGCGTCGTCTGTTACCGGCATGTAGAAAATGCTAGGGTTAACGCCTGACTTCTGACCGACAAGCTTTTCCAGAATCTGATCGCCTGGCATTTCAAGGCTGAACATCAAAGCTGGTTTACGCTCTCTGACGGCGCAGTTGATAGCCATCTGACCGTAAAGCGTGGTCTTACCCATCTTCGGACGTGCACCAATGACGAAGAGTGAGCCTTTCACCAGGCCTTTCGGAGCAAGCATTCGGTCAAGTGATGGTATGCCGGTACTCATACCTCGCTGCTCTCCTGACGGGTCGAAGCGTTTTTCCAGATCCGTTACCCAGTCATCCATGACATCGCCAAATGAGCGAAGCCCTCTACGGCTACCGGTCTTTGAATGGTCAGTCAGTTGGGTAAATATGCTCTGGATGGCTTCGTACTTCTCCGTAGCGCTCATGCCGTTTCTGGCGTAGAGCAATTCGGTAGCCTCGTTCATGCGCTGGATGCCGTAACGCTCCATGGCTGATTCACGAACCGATGCGGCGTAAGCAACTATGTTTGCGGCGCTTGGTGTGTTCTTGGCGATCTGAGCTATGTAAGCGAAACCACCTACCTGCTCGGTAAGTCCCTTGCTTTCCAGTGAATCGAAAACCGTCAGGCCATCTACCGGCTTGTTGTCGCGGAACATCTGACGCATTTCAGCGAAGAGAATCTGGTGTGCCCTGTTGTAAAACGACTCTGGCTTAAGCATTGCCAGAACTCTCTGGACTCGCTCACTGCTGTCGTCATCCAGTAACAGTCCACCGATAACGCTTTGTTCTGCTTCTGGGTTGTGAGGAACGGTTATCATCTCAGAGGTCATCGCATGCTCCCTCTCGCGTCTTGGCGTAAACATCAACATTCAGGAAGAACTCAAGGGACTTTTTACGCCATGTCTTTCCTGTTCGCTGGTCTGGTCTGTTTTCCAGCATCCAGCGGCAGTTGGTGGCGATGTAATTCAGATAAACTTCCCAGTCGTTCAAGGTGAACGCATGTCCGTCCAGTTGTCGGGTGACTTTGCTGGCTTTCTGCCAGAACGTTCGGATCAGGTTTCTTCGCTTGTCAGTCAGGATATTTATTCCCTGAGCTTCAGGAAGAATCTTGCGGTATACATCGACCACCTGCTCACAACTGAGAGACGGTTTTTTCTGGTCTGGAATCTCTGAGGAAGATGCACTCTCTCTTACGTTAGTAAGAGAGTTATTAGTTATATTATTGTTTATGGACAACTGTTGGACATTCGTTGGACAGATACCCTGCTCAGGCCTTTCCGGATGCGGTGTTGCGTTGGACAACTGTTGGACATTCGTTGGACAATTTTGAGCCTGAAAATCGTCATATTTGCATATGGTTATCAGGCTAAATTTCCTCTCTTTCGACTCAGTTTTAATCATCCCTTTTGACTCAAAGGTTCTTAGTAAACTTCTAACCTTGTTGTCCGGAATAAAGGTTTCCATGACAAGAGTTGGACGTCCTGTGATCATCTGACCACGACCAACAATCATCTCACCGATATCAGTCATTACTACGGTATCTGCATGGTTAGCCTTGAGGATCAGGTGAAGCCATAAGTGGACGGCCTGAGAGTCCTTATAGAGCTTGCTATCCATGAACTGGCGGTGCAGATAGACAAAGCCCATATTTGCCGCCCCACTGTTCTGTACAGGCTTCTGAGTAGGCCTGTAGTCTGCTAATTGCTTAACGACGCCCATGCTTCACCCCTGCCTTAGCCATTGCGATACGAATAACGCCAACAAGACGCTCTGCGAACGCCTTATTTTTAGAAGCAGCAACGACCAAACCATCTGGTGAATCAGGGTGTCGAATCTCTTCTTTTTCCTGGTACTTTTTGCGTTTAGCCATTAAAATGACTCCTGTAAATTGCTTTAAAAATCCATCGTGATTTGGTCTGATCGCTCGGTTGCCGCCGGGCGATTTTTCTTTGTGAGCACCGCAGCTACTTCTCTTGCCAACCGCGCCATATCGTCATCAACGACACCCCACTCAAGAACTGCCAACAGCATTGCCATCTTCGGCAGCCACGTTTCTTTCCAGCGGGTTATCTGTGCTTTATCGACGCCGATCTCTTTAGCTACGTTATTGCCACCTTTCATAGCGATACGGTTAAGCAACCAGGACTCAATGCGACGGGCATTGACCTTGTTGCGGTTAATTGAGTTTTCCATTTGTAATAATTCCTTTGGTGTTAAATAGTTAATTGATAAATCGTTTGTTCTTTTTATCGTGCACCATTGACAGTCATCCATGACCACGCCGGGCACCCGACCATATACCGGGCCGTTCGGTAATATTTTTAAAGAGATTTTTTAGGCAGTAAAAATGCCTGGATACAGCACTTCCTTTGACAGACCGGTCGCTTCTTCGTATTTGCGCATCTTGGTAACCGGGAGGCTTCCGCCTCGCTTTTTAAGCATGTTGATGGCCTGAGGAGTAACCCCTACCTTTTCGGCTAGGATTTTCTGAGAACCACCAACAGCACTGATAGCCATGTCAAGAGGAGTAACAGTCTTCGGTTTGTTGATCATGTCTTACTCCAGTTAACGTTAATCAACACCATGTTAATTCATGACGTGGATTAAATCAACATCATGATGATGGAAAAAATACACATCATGTTTACCATGGAGGGAAGCGGAGGTTTTATGAGTGGAATTGCAGAAAGAATCCGGCATTTACTTGCCAGAGAAAATATGAAGCAGAAGGATTTGGCTGAACAGCTTTCTACGAGTGCGCAGACTGTTAATAACTGGATTAAGCGTGACTCCATAAGCCGTGAGGCTGCTCAGCAAATTTCAGAGAAGTATGGGTATTCTTTAGACTGGCTTTTAAATGGCAAGGGATCACCAAAGATAACTGATGATGCTGGAATCCCTCCTGAATCAGAATGGGGAACCGTAGACGCATGGGACAAGAACACGCCACTACCAGATGATGAGGTTGAAGTGCCGTTCCTTAAGGACATTGAATTTGCATGTGGTGATGGGCGCGTACATAGCGAAGATCATAACGGTTTTAAGCTGAGGTTCTCAAAGGCAACATTGCGTCGCGTTGGGGCAAATAGCGATGGTTCTGGCGTTCTTTGTTTCCCGGCAACCGGTGACAGCATGGAACCAGTAATACCTGATGGGACAACCGTTGCGGTAGACACGAATAATAAGCGCATAGTCGATGGTAAACTTTATGCTATCGCTCAGCCAGGTGGCGGAGACGATAAGTTGAAGCGCATAAAACAGCTATATCGCAATCCTGGTGGAATGCTGACTATACGCAGCTTTAACCGGGAAGATGAGACAGCGAACGAAGCTGATGTAGAAATCATTGGTCGCGTATTCTGGTACTCTGTATTGCTATAGATAGTAATTGACCCGGCCACCGCTCCGGGTTTTTACTTCCCTTTCCTCATGAACTCCGCAGCATCCCTCGGTAATCCCTTGTGAATAACATTACCCACCGCCCCCCTCTTGGCCTCCAGGCTATCCACAATCGCATCCCGACCAATAACCACCCCGCCAATAATCAACTCAGCAACTGCTCCGCCAATCTCGCCAGCAATGAAAGCTGCACGATCGTCCAATAGCTCATTCCGTCCCATATCCATTCCTAAACCCATAACAAAGCCCTCTTTGATGTTTTTCTGAGCATAACACCAACAAAGCACAAAAATAAATAAACATACAAATCAACAGGAAGGAATAAAATCAACATAATTAATCCACACCGTGTTGACTATCAAATCCACATGATGTTTAATTACCCCATCGAAACAACACAGCGTTTCGGTCAGTCGAACGGCGCGACAGTAAACCATGCGTCGGGCACCAGGCGGGTTCAGGATGAACGGCAATTGGATGCAAACGGAATGTTTTGTAGTGCGGTGAAATGCAACTGCCAGACAGTAACCGGGAAGATAAGCAACCCGGCACCGCACCACAAAGGATTCCGATTTAATCGGTTACGGCGCGTTAATTAACTTTATTGAGGGTGAATTCATGGACAAGAAACAATTTAAGGCAATGAGCAGCGAGTACCGCAAGCGCGCAGGCCGCTATGTTCGCAATGGTTGGAGAGGCCTTTTCTCAGACCTTCAGTCTGAATTCCCTTTGATGGTTAAGTGCCAGCCAAGCGATAGACCCGTTTCCATTCGCGTCTGGCTGAAACTGGATTCAATGCGTAGCAGTTTAGGTAATCGATAGGTCGCATAACGCGGCCTTTTCTTTTGGTTACGGCGCGTTAATTAACTTATGAGGTGAGGCAATGGATATTAAAAAATTACTCCAAGAAATTGAAAACTTGGAATCAAACATAAGAGACATAGACAACTTATTGGGAGCGCATGGGCTGCATGGATTTAACTTGATTGTTGTTGCAGCTAACAATACCCAATGGAGAGGCGCCGCCGATCAGGAGTTTCTAATTGAAGCACTCAAATCGAAAAGAAACGAGATGCACGAGAGGCTTGTGAAGTTGATTGATGCGGTTGGAGTTGTTGAAAAGGTAATTGATGGACTGGTCGCTTAGGCGGCCTTTTTATTAGCTCACGATACAAACAGAGGGTAAGGCGATGATCGACGACGTTCAACGCATCGATTCAATGATAAATGTTCTGAAAAATATGAAGCAGGACATGAAGCGACAGCAGAAGTTGAGCTCCATGAACAGCTTAGAGCTGACTCCCAAGCAAGCTCAAAAGCGTAATGCTGACGCTGAGTGGATTGCCATGGAGCAGATTAAGCGCCGCCATGAACTACATGCGCTTTCAGTTGAGCTTGGTTTCGCTGAGCGCCGTGCCAGTTACGACCCATTTGAATTAACCGACGGCTGGCACCGATTCAATCACAAGCCTCGTGAACCTCAATAGCCGCCTAACAAGCGGCTTTTTTCATACCTCAGCGGCTTCTCAGAGGACGCTTAGTTATGAATGGCGGCTATCCACCGCCTGTTAGCGCAGAGGTCTTTTAACGTTCAGCGGCGCGGCTTAAGCGCGGAGATGATTATGAGAAAACTAAAACCTGGTCACGTATACGTAGAGGTTGTTCACAACATTGTCGGAGGGCTATCTCTTTGCGTTTGCGACGACAGTGGTGGGAGCAGGGTATCCGGAGAAAAAGTAGGTGGATGCGAAACGTTGAAGAGGTTTGAGGTTGACGCTGACGAGCTTATTCGAGAGATACGCAGTTATCGAGCCAGAAAAACTCGGGAGACATCATGACAGTCACCCACAACGGCAAGCAGTACCACGCATCAAAACTCAACGACAACGAGTGGCAACTCTCATCAGTCGATAAACCTCGCGAGAAAATCACAATGAACCGCTGGCAGATGCACATTGCAGGGTTATTGCAGCAAGTGGAGGGTAAATCATGATCGGGCATTACGGAACGACACCAATGATTCGCCAGTGCGTGATGCCTGGAATGATGGCACTTCACGAGGGCCGAACTTATCGTGTCTCAGCAGTCATTCAGGAGCGCAAATGGGTTTACCTGCACACCGATGCAGAAATCATCCGCCTTAGTAACTGTGTGATTGACGTCCTCCTGGACGGTCACGGCAACCCTATCCAGCACTAACCACCCTATTCAACCGATCGGCCTGGCTTTCTGCAGGCGGGATCTGCACATCCAAATTTCAGGAGAAACTATGAGCGAAGTAATGGACTTAACTGTCATCGAAATCAAGCCGGAACAGGCGCCAGTGCTTTACGTAGCGGGCGGCCTTGACGCTTACCTCGAACAGATCCGCCAGGCAGTAAACGAAGTGCCGGACCTTTCAACGAAGAAAGGTCGTGACCGTGTCGCTTCTCTGGCGGCGCAGGTGTCTCGAAGCAAGACGGCAATTGAAAAGCCTGGCCGTGAGTACTTGAAGCGCCTGAAAGAGGCTGTGCGTCCGGCTGAGGCCGAAATTAAGCGGTTCGTTGATGCCTGCGACGAACTGCGCGACGCGACACGCCGCCCACTCAACGAATGGGAAGCTGAGCAGGAGCGTATTAAGGCTGAAGAAGCCATGAACGCACTGCACGCCGAAGCGCTGGAAATGAACATCAAGTTCGATCAGGAGCTGGCGGCAAGGTTCGAAGCAGACCACGAAATGGCTCTGCTGATGAATGACAAATTTGACCGTGACCACGAAGAGCAGCGTCGCCAGGCGGAACAGGCGCAACGCGAGCACGAAGAACGCATTAAACAGGAAGCGGCAGAACAAGCTCGCCGCGATGCCGAAGCGAAGCACAAAGCGGAGATTGAAGCGGCAGCGCGCCGTGAAGCGGAAGAAAAAGCGCGCCGAGAAGCGGCGGACCGGCAACGTATTGAGGCCGAGCAGCGTGCGGAACGCGAGAAGCAGGAAGCAGAAGCGCGGGCAGAGCGAGAAAAAGCCGCGGCAGTGGAAGCTGAGCGCCTTAAAGCAAAACAGGCAGAAGATGCTCGACTGGCCGAAGAAAAACGCAAAGCCGACGAGCAAGCCAAGCGTGAAGCTGACGTGAAGCATCGCAAGACGATCGGCACCAACATCGTTAACGCGCTAACCAACCACACCAGCTTAACCCGCGAACAGGCTATCGAAGTGCTTACCGCACTGAAAGATGACCTGATCCCATGCGCGAAAATTCATTACTGAGGCAACCATGAACGCATACCTCACTTACGACCGAATCGAAGATCGGCGCTGGGTTGAGCAGCAGCTAACCGATGAGAAAGAGAAGTGGATCGACGACCGGGCGCAACAAATCATCGACATGATGCCAAAAGAGCCGTCCGGCCTCTTCCACTTCTCGGTCCCGATTGACTCCAGCCCATACGAAGGACTTCGCAGCGATAAAGCTGGCGAGGCCTACAACGATTTCCTTTCGGCAGTTGCTTACGCCCAGGCGGAATACGACTGGGAACACCGTACCGGCTGCCCGTTTTAAGGATGCATGAAATGTCTGAAACTAAAACTCACTACCGAAAGGCTTTTGACTCTCCATACCTGAGCAGTGCCGACATCGTTGAGCCAACCGTGCTGACGATCGCTCGGGCAACGTTAGAAAACGACAAAACCAAAAAATCCAAAGACGTTTTTAACACCGCTTATTTTGAAGAGCGCGAGCTGCGCCCCGGCGAAAAGCTCAAGCCGATGATTCTGAATGCCACGAACAGCAAGATGCTGAAAAGCATTACCGGATCCCCCTTCCTTGAGGATTGGGTTGGCGTGAAGGTCACTGTTTACGTCGATAAAAATGTCCGGTTCGGAAAGGAGTCGGTTGAAGGCCTCCGCTTAAGCCCGGCGCGCGTTACAAAGCCGGTGCTTTCGCCGGAAAAAACGCAGGCATGGAATAACGCTAAAGCAGCCTTCAAACGCGACGGCAACCTTGATGCAGTGCTGGCGAGAATGGACATTTCTCCGGAGCATCGCCGCCAGCTTGAGCAGGAGTGTTCATCATGATCTGGCACGACGTCGAGCAAAACGGTGAAGAGTGGGACACCCTTCGCCTGGGGAAAGCCACCGCGTCAAACTTCGGTCTGATCATGGCTAACGATGGAAAGGCGTTTGGTGAACCCGCCAAGCGTTACGCCCTTCAGTTGGCTCTTGAGCAAATTAAGGGGTGCAAGTCTGAGTTTGGCTTCTCAAACGAGCACATGGAGCGCGGGCACGAACAGGAGCCAATTGCCCGCATGCTGTACGAAGAGATGAACTTCGTCGACGTGGATAACGGCGGGTTCTTTGATCACGGAACGTACGGAGACAGCCCCGACGGCCTCGTTGGCCAGGACGGGCTCGTTGAGATTAAGTCGGTCATTGCCGCCACTCACTACTCTACCCTCACTCGCGGCTCCTTCGATCCGGCATACAGATGGCAACTGGTCGGCCACCTTGATTGCTCTGGCAGGAATTGGGTGGACTTCATCAGCTACTGCTCAGATTTCCCGGACGGTAAACAGCTCATCGTCTACCGCCTTACAGCTGCTGAATGTGAAACAGAAATAGCCCGGCTTCGCGCGCGCCGAAAAGACTTCCTCGAACTTGTTGCGGACACGAAGCGCCGCATTCTGGAGCTCGAATGAAACGCACACCCTTCTACCGCAGGCCCGGGCGAACCGGGCAATTCTCCGGCCTCCGTGAGCGCGTTATATGGATGATTCAGACGCGCGGCCGCCCGGTCACCGGCAGCGAAATCGCCGAGAAGTTTGGCGTAACGCTCATCGAGTTTAACCGGGTCGCCAACGGCATTACCCGCGGCTCCGGACAGATAGCTCAGATAGTTGAATCGGAAAAATGGATCAACGAGGACGGCATCTGCGACCGGACTTTCGACCTGGTAACAAAGCCAAAGGTCGTAACGCCGCAGGGTAAATCACGGCTGTTCACCCGGCGCGCCATAGAGCAATCGCAGGAAGGCAGGCGGCAGGAGTGCATTGCTCGCGCCGCCCGCCGTCGCCTCCTTATAGCTCAGGGCCTCTATATCGACGAAATGGAGTCCATCCTATGACTCACGCTCACGACGACATCAGGGTTGGCACTCTGTGCCTTCCCTTCATTGGTAACGGCTGGCTAATGCCATGGGGTGAAGTGGTCAGCAATCCATTAAAGGCGCAGCGGCTCGCTGAGGAATATCGGGAAAGACAGGAGGCAGCATGATTCATTTTCACGGCGGCCCTATTACGCCGGACACATGCGCACTGAAGGCATGGAAAGGCAGGCACGCTTTCATTTCCTTCGCCAACCCTGGCCAATTAGCCCTGGCCAGCGAAGTCACCCAGTCTTTCGCGCTGGATAACGGCGCATTCAGCTTCTGGACGAAAAAGCGCGTTGTTAACTGGAATGACTACTACGCGTTTGTAGGTCGCTGGATGAATCACCCTCGCTTTGCTTTTGCTGTTATCCCTGACGTGATCGGCGGGACCAGTGAAGAGAACGACGCGTTAATCGCCGAGTGGCCGCACGGCAAAGTAGTCGGCGCTCCGGTGTGGCACATGAACGAGCCCGATGAACGTTTCTTCCGCCTGTGTCGGGAATTTCCGCGCGTATGCATCGGCAGCATGGGTGAATACGACGCGAAGCGCCCGCGCTCATGTCGGGCAAAGTTACGCGATCTCATCCGTCACGTTGTCGACATAAACGGTTATCCGATAACAAAGCTTCACGGCCTGCGCATGCTGAACGCCGATATCTTCCGCCATATCCCGCTGTCGTCAGCCGACAGTACAAACGTTGCGCGCAACATCGGAATCGACAAGGCGTGGGATAAATCAGCCTACGCGCCGGCAAGCAAAGAAACACGAGCTGCGGTGCTTGTCGAACGCATTGAAGCCTTTAACTCTGCAAGTTCGCTGAATTACGACGCAGAACGCGATCGGTTCACGCCACAACTTGCTTTCGAGGTGTAATTCCATGACCGGAAAATACTCTCTTATCTACGCAGATCCGCCCTGGTCTTACGGCAACACCATCAGCAACGGGGCTGCTGCCGATCACTATTCCACGATGAAGCTCATCGACATAAAGCGTCTGCCAGTGTGGGAACTTGCCGCCGAAAACTCGGTGCTGGCGATGTGGTACACCGGCACGCATAACCAGGAAGCTATCGAACTGGCTGAGGCTTGGGGCTTTAGTGTTCGCACGATGAAAGGCTTTACCTGGGTGAAGCTGAATCAGAACGCTGAACTGCGCATCAACAAGGCGCTGGCCGAGGGTGAAATCACCGACTTTTACGACTTCCTCGATCTGCTTAACGCCGAGACGCGCATGAACGGTGGCAACCACACCCGGGCCAACACCGAAGACTTGCTGATTGCTACCCGCGGCGCCGGGCTGGAACGACAGCGCGCTGGCATTAAGCAGGTGGTCTACAGCCCGCTCGGCGCGCACAGCGAAAAGCCGTGGGAAGTACGCCACCGGCTGGAACTACTTTACGGTGATGTGCCGCGGATTGAGCTTTTCAGCCGCAGCGCGGCGCCAGGCTGGCATCACTGGGGAAATCAGTGCGCCACCGCTTCCGTTGAGCTGATCCCAGGCTGTGCCATCGACGTTGTGAAGACGGAGGCAGCATGACGCCTACAGCTTACTACAACGAGATCGACCCATTCGCGGCGCAGTGGCTGCGTAACCTCATAGTCGCCGGGCATATAGCACCGGGCGAAGTTGACGAACGGAGTATTGAAGATGTCACACCTGAAGATCTACGAGGATTCACGCAGTGCCACTTCTTTGCCGGAATTGGCGCCTGGTCCCATTCCCTGCGTCTCGCAGGGTGGCCTGACGATAAACAAGTCTGGACTGGCTCCTGCCCGTGCCAGCCTTTCAGCGCGGCAGGCAAAGGCGATGGGTTTGCTGACGAGCGGCACCTTTGGCCCCACTTCTTCCACCTCATCAGAGAGCGCAGACCTGAGCATGTCTTTGGCGAACAGGTTGCAGCAGGTAACGCAAACGCATGGTTCGACCTTGTACAAGCTGACCTGGAAGGAGTGGGATACGCCTTCGGGCTTGTGCCGTTTGCGGCAGCGGGCGTCGGTGCGCCGCACATCAGAGAGCGGGCCTACTGGGTGGCCAACACCAACAGCATCATCAGTGACCGGGGCGGGTACCTCAGGACGTCAGGGCGGAATGAATATTCAAACGGCTGCGATGATGTCCGGCTGGCCGACGCCGGTCGCGAACGATGCAAGCGGATCAACCCATTGCTACAGCGGGAAAAATCAAGACGGAACGCCGAAGGTGTGTCTGAAGTTGCCAGGTTCGGTGCTTCTGACAGGCTGGCCCACACCGACAACGAGCAACACTCGATCGCCATCAGTAGATGCAGCCATGAATATGTATCGGCAGGACGGCAGCAAGACCCAGCAGCGCTTGCAGGACTTCGCAGGGATTGCCGGGCCCTTGAGGTTAACGGTTTTTGGCGAGATGCGGATTGGCTTCTTTGTCGAGATGGCAAATGGCGTCCAGTTGAACCCGGCACATTCCCGCTGGTTGATGGGGCTGCCGCGCGCTTGGGACGAGTCGAGTCCGGGGTGGCAAGAGTGGCAAGCAGCAACCGCGTCGGCCGACTCAAAGGCTATGGTAACGCCATAAACGCACAGGCTGCGGCTGAATTTATCCGGGCCTATATGGAGGGGTTATGAACCCAGAAACAGATAACGCCAGTGTAAAGGCACTAATCACTAGGTCGCTATCGCGGCCTTTTTTATTGCTGGCGTTCACATTCAACCGAATTAACCGCCAGTTCCAGGAGCATTGACAATGGCCGATATCATCGATACCGCAGCAGAGATTGAAGAGCTTCAGCGTAACGCTGCCCTTTCCGCTCACCGCATCGACCGTAACGCCGTATCAGCTGAACGTTGTGAAGAATGCGACGAAGATATCCCGGAGCCGCGGCGCGCTGCCGTTCCCGGCTGCCAGACATGCGCGGAGTGCTAGGGCGTTATCGAATTAAGGAATAAGCAGAGGGGGATCCATTGAAAGAACGCGGAATGGTTTTTAACCGCGAGCTTATATACGACTGTATGGATATTGTTTTGCTGAAAACAATAAAATTGCATTAACATCCAATATGGTTTTTAGAAAAGTAGAGCGATAGTTTCTGTAAGGTTAACAACGGTTCAGTCATAAAGAGGAAAAAAATGCCATATTTTATCTTTTTTGAACAGGGTAAGCAGCCCACAAAACATTCTGTAAGCAGATTCCCTGAAGATGTTGATTTGTTTCAGGCTAATGGAACAAAACGCCATGTCTATACAGCATCCATTTTCCCTGAAAATAAAGAGTATTTTTATGCTTATGAGAAAGGTTCTGCGGGACCAAGCGAAAAGGACGTTCTAGACGCAGCTAAGATATTGGACATTCCTCCCGTCATAAGACACATCTGACATATCAAACCCTAAGACCGCCCATTGTGGCGGTTTTTTGGTGTTATTAGATAATGATTGATGATCATGAAAAGGCTTGATCGCCAATAAGTGCAGGAATGGCGTGCATAAGATTTTGTTTTTCTCAGAAATAGATTATTTGATTAGCTCAAACCTCACCCTGACTTCCCAAACAAATCACAAAAAGTTTCAACGCAACTGATAGCCAGTTATGAGCTGGCTATTGGGTGCCCCCTGGCATGGCCAGGAGGACTTTACAGTTAATGGCTGATGTAGAGATAGATGCCATAAGCAATCATCGCCACATACGGATTAACATGCTTAAGCAGCAGAGCCAGCACAATTGGTGAGCATGATTCCATTGCGTTTCCCTCTCACCGCACCTCATCTTTTCAGACAATCCGCGGTCTCGCCGATAATTCGGCTAAAGGGATCTTATTGATACCAGAAATTTAATTTCATTCAACTAATTCAATCAATTCCGGCCATGTGCCGGCTTCTTTTTGCCTGGAGAAAAGCATGCAAACAACAATCAGCATTCAGCCGGTTCTGGTTAACCGTGAGCGCGTTCAGGAGATGCTTGGTGGTATCTCCAGAACCACGTTTTATCGTAAGCGCAAGCAATGGAAGCAATCTGGAATACCATTCCCGCCTGAAGTGAAGGAAATCCACCCACCAAAAGGTGGTGCCCTCTACCGCTATGTAGAGGTCATTCAGTTCTGCAAAGATAAGGGGCTATTGGCTGCACACTTCTGAACTTTCTCTGCCCATAATTCCGCTGCTGCCTGCTGTTCGGGGATGTAATCATACTGGTCATAAACAGCCAGCATCCCCGTTAGCTTATGCCCGAGTATCTTCTCAGATACATGAGGCGCAATGCCAAGCTCTGCCATCTTTGTTTTGCACGTTCTGCGCAGGTCGTGCAGAGACCAGTGCTCCCCACCCATAACCTCTTCCACCTGACCCGCTATGGAAATCAATGTACTGGCTGACATAGGCCTGTCCACCTGCAGCTTTGCCGGCGGAAACACGATTGACTGATCGGGGTACACATCAAAAACCTTCTGTAGATAATCAGCTGCCAGCTGAGAAATCCCACGCACAAAGCGCTTACGCGTTTTCGAGTTCTCTTTCGGTATAACCCATTCCCTTGCCTTCAGGTCAAAATCACTCTTCCTTGCCAGCCTCAACTCAACACCACGGCAGCCGGTAAGCGCCACAATCCGGATCAGCATTTTGTTTTGCCATGACATCTTGGTTTTATCGATAGCATTCCAGAACGCGCCTATCTCGTCGTCATTCAGGAATCTTTCCCCGTCATCCGGACGGCTGCCGACATCATTAATCTCAAGCAACATTAGAGAATTTGAATTTATACGTTTTCGGCGCAGCGCATAACGGATCACCTGCTTCATCTTCACCAGAACGTTACCGGCCTGGACCGGCGAACCACCTTTCGTTATGCGCAGGAATATCTGCTCCCACTCAACGGGGCTCATCTCATCTGCTATCAGTCGACCGTAATTGTCGGTAACGTGAAGCTTCAGCATCCGCTTCCAGTATTCGTACTTCACCATCTCTTTCACTGACGGTGTTTCCAGCCACTCATCAACGAGAGTACTGATGCTCGGTGAACTTGATACGATGTCCCTGGCTTTCTTCCGCTGTATTGCCGGGTCGCGTCCCTCTTCCAGCCAGCCCTTGCATTCCTCCATTCCGTCACGGGCTTCTTTGATCGACATCTTGCCGTAGGTGCCAAGTTTTAGCCTGGCCGGTTTCCCGTTGAAGCGATAACGGTACTGAAAGGTGATAAGCCCCTTTGGGCTGATCCTGGCAGAAAGTCCACCACCGTCAGCTATCTCCTCTGGTCCATCATATGGCTTGCCAGCTATACGCCTGAGCTTGGTATCGTTGAGAGGCAT